CACCGACGCCGGCGCCAATCGCCGCACCAGTGCGGCCGCCCATTTGCTGGCCGACGACATTGCCCAGCACGCCGCCCAGGCCGCCGCCAATGGCGGCAGTGCCGTCACCGGCCAAAGCGCCCTGGCTGAGCAGCAGGCCTAGGGCAAGGGAAGGAAGAGTCAGACGCATGATGAGAACCTCGGGTGAAACATCAGGAGAAGCGCCGGGCCGTGGCGCGGCAGGTCAATTCAGGACAACGGCATCAACGCGAGTAACGGTCACCGCGCCATTGGCGATCGTCATCGTCGTCGCGGTCGTGGCGGTGATGGTGACGGTGGCCGCGATCATCATCGCGCCAACCCCCGTCGTCACGATGGTGATGGTGGGAGCAGCCTGAGAGCAACACAAAAGCGGCCATCAGCGAAAAGCTTGCAAGGCGAACGGTCACGATACAGGTCCTTGATCTACAAAGGTTTACCGGGCACTTGCTGAGACTGGAATCGATCCATTTGGTTTCCTTTGCAGACGAAAAAAAGCCGCAACGCGATAGGCGGCTGCGGCTTTGTCTGCTTCAGTGTTGGCTAAGGCCAATCAGTGCGAAGGGTGGATGTCCAGCACGACGCCATTAGTGGTCTGGACCAGCACGTACTGCGAGCCCATCTTCACCCACTGGCTTTCTTTCTCAGGTGCCGACAGCCCTTTGGCTTTCCAGTCGGTAACGGCACTCTCCTTGCGTTTGTATTGATCCGGCGCCTTGTCACCCTTTTTCAACTCGCGGTTGTGGGTCTCAGGCCCGGACACCGTCTCTTCGGTGGATTGCGCCGCCATGGTCACCATGGGCAGGGCGGCGAACAGCAGGGCAGGCAACAGATGTTTGGCTTTCATGACGATTTCCTTGGTTGGCATCTGTTAATGCGACAGCAAGCAGCTTGGGACAATTCCTTTGCGGTGCTAGAGTCGCTTTCTTTTTTTCCGAGGAACGAACATGCGAGCGATTGTGCCGGTGGTTGCAGCGCTGATGTTGGCCGGTTGCGCCAGCGCCACCATGGAGGCGGCCCGCGCCGGCAAGCCGACGGCGCAGCTCGATTCGCGCAAGGCGCCGCAATTGGTGGCCCAGTGCATCCAGTTCAGCTGGCAGCGGGACGAAGTGTTTGGCGACGACGCTGGGGCGTACCTGCAGGCGCGCGAACAGGGCGGCGTTACCGTGTATACCCGCGAGGCTGAGTCGTTCGTCGATGTGTACGAGCAGGCCGGTGGTACCCGTGTCGATTATTACGCCCAGCACAACGACAGCATGGCCTTGCAGCGCCGTGCTGCAGCAGCGACCTGCTTGTAACCCCTCATTGCAGGCGAGGGCGCCGCCCGTGCAGCGCCCTCGCCATGCCACGCGTCAGGAGAGGAAACCGCCATCGACGTTGAGCGCTGTGCCGGTGGTATAGCTTGAGGCGTCGCTGGCTAGGTACAACACGGCACCGGCCATCTCCTTGGGATCGGCCACCCGCTTGAGCGGGATCTGTTGCAGCGCGGCATTGAGGATGGCGTCGTTCTTGACCAGGGCTGAGGCGAACTTGGTGTCGGTCAAGCCTGGCAGCAGAGCGTTGCAGCGGATGCCAAACTGCGCACATTCCTTGGCGAATACCTTGGTCATGTTGATCACTGCTGCCTTGGTCACCGAATAGATGCCCTGGAACAGACCAGGGCTGACGCCGTTGATCGAGGCGACGTTGATGATGCTGCCTGCGCCGTTTTCGCGCATCAGCTTGCCGGCTTCCACAGACATGAAGAAGTAGCCGCGAATGTTCACGTCGACGGTCTTCTGGAAAGCCCCGGGGTCGGTGTCCAGCACGTTGCAGAACTGCGGGTTGGTGGCGGCATTGTTGACCAGGATGTCCAGGCGGCCGAACTGCTCGCGGATACCGGCAAACACCTGCTGGATCTGCTCCAGTTCACCGATGTGGCAGGCCACCGGGGTGGCCTTGCCGCCGGCTGCGACGATCGCCTCGGCGACGTGTTGGCAGCTCTCGAGCTTGCGGCTGGAGACGATCACATGAGCGCCCTGTTGGGCCAGCAGGTGCGCGATGGCCTCGCCGATGCCACGGCTGGCGCCGGAGACGAAGGCGATCTTGCCCTCGAGGTCGAACAGTTGGGTCTTGGACATGCGGGTTTCCTTGTGGTCTGGCATCAAAGCGTGGACGTGTCGATGACCTGCAGGCTCATCTGCTCGAGCAACCGGTTCATCTGGATGAACTGGGCGAAGCGCTTGTCCTGGGTCTGGCCGTGGTAGTAGCGGTAGTAGATCTGTTGCACGATGCCGGCTAGGCGGAACAGGCCATAGCAGTAGTAGTAATCGAAGTTGTCGATGTTGATGCCGGCACGCTCGGCGTAGTAATCGACGAACTGGCGGCGGCTGAGCATGCCTGGCGCATTGCTCGGCTGGCGGCGCATCAGTTGCACCGGCGCTGGATCAGCGGCTTCGATCCAGTAGGCGAGGCTATTGCCCAGATCCATCAGTGGATCCCCAAGGGTAGCCATCTCCCAGTCCAGCACGCCGATGATGCGCATGGGGTTATCGGCATCGAGAATCACGTTGTCGAAGCGATAGTCGTTGTGCACGATGGCCGGGCGCGGATGGTCGGCCGGCATCTTCCGGTTGAGCCAGGCAATGACCTGTTGCCAAAGCGGGGCATCCGGCGTCAGGGCCTTCTGGTAGCGGCTGGTCCAGCCTTCGATCTGGCGCTGCACGTAGCCTTCAGGCTTGCCCAGGTCCGCGAGGCCGCAGGCGTTATAGTTCACCTGATGCAGCTCGACCAATCGGTCGATGAAGCTTTTGCACAACGCTTCGGTGCGCTGCGCATCCAGCCCCAGCTCTGCAGGGATGTCCGAGCGCAGAATCACACCGTTGACCCGCTCCATGACATAGAACTCGCCCCCGATCAGCGACGTGTCGGTGCAGTGCACATAAGCCTTGGGGCAATAGGGGAAGCCGTTGTTGAGCTGGTTGAGTATGCGAAATTCCCGGCCCATGTCGTGGGCCGACTTGGCCTTGTGGCCATAGGGCGGGCGGCGCAGGACGAAGTCTTGCTCAGGGTAGCTCACCAGGTAGGTCAGGTTCGACGCCCCGCCCGGAAACTGGGTGATCGACGGACTGCCGGTAAGGCCCGGGATCCGGCTTTTGAGGTAAGGGTCGATGACGGCCGCGTCGAGTTCTTCGCCGGGGCGTACCTGGGTGGACTGGTCGGTGAGCGTCATGCGTTTTCCTTATTATCTCTTGCAAGGACTATTGGTTAATCTAATGGGCTGCAGCCGGTGGGACAAGCGTGCCAAGTACCCCATAGACCTTGGTGTTGCAGGCCGATCACTGGCCCGAATGGCGCGCAAAAAAAAACCGAAGCCGCTCAGGCTTCGGTTCGCACTGGGGGCTGGGCCTGCCTCAGGCCGGGAACAACTCGCTGAGCTTCATCGACAGCATCATGTCGCCTTCCACGCGCAGCTTGCCGCTCATGAACGCCTGCATGCCGTCGGTTTCACCGCTGACGATACCCTTGAGGGTTTCGCTGTCCATGACCAGGGTGCAGTTGGCATCGGGGTTTTCGCCCTCTTGCAGGTCGCAGGTGCCATCTTTGACGATCAGCGCATAGTGCTTGTCTTCGTCGGTGATGTTGAAGCCGAACACCAGGTCCAGGCCTTCAGCAGCGGACGGGTTGAACTTCTCTTGCATCTTTTTCACGGCATCGGCTACGGAGGTCATGGTGCATTCCTTATTGAGTGATGGTGATATCCCCGCGGGGACAAAACAGGCCGGGCTCAGCGAAAGGTGATGAGCTCCGGCGCCTTCAACAGCTGGACATGGGCTTGGCAGTTGAAGGAAGCCAGGGCCACGTCGCGGCCGCGAAACTTGAGCTGGCTGAACGACGTGTTGATGATCTGCCAGTTCAGCGCAAATGCCTGTGCTGGCGTGATTCGGGTAACCAGGTGGAGCAGGGCGGCAATGGTGCCGCCGGAGGTGAACACGGCGATATTTCCGCCACTGCTGGCGGCGTCGAGCAGCCGCTGGAGGCCGGTTTGGACACGGGCGGTGAACGCTTGCCAGGTTTCCAGGCCGTCATCGGCATGATCGCCGGCGTGCCAGCGCTGCACCATCACGGCGAACAACCGTTGAAATTCGCTACGATTGTGCGCGCCATTACGCAGGATTTCCCGCGCATTGGGTTCCTCGGCCAGCAGCCCCGGCAGCAGCGCGCGAATGACGCCGTCGGCGTCGAACTCATTGAACGCTGCATCGGTCTCAATGGCCGGCACCGCCACCCCTGCCGCGTGCATGGCTTGCAGCGCATGCTGCGCGGTGTCTTGCTGGCGGCGCAGATCACCGGCGACGCAGCGGTCCAGGCGCAGGTCAAGCTGGGCCAGGTGTGCACCCAATGCTTGGCTCTGGCGAACGCCGATGGGCGAGAGGACATCGTAGTTCTCGGCACCGAAGGACGCTTGGCCATGGCGAATGAGGTAGAGGTTGCCCACAGAGGTATCCGGCATTGGGTGTTGCTGCGAGGTTAGGATGCGCCACCCAGGCTGTCAACGAAAAAACATACAAGCGTTTGAAAAGGTTGTTTGAACTGTGTTGCCAGCGTTTACCTGCGCTGGCGAGGGCAGGGGCGCAACGGTATGCTTGCTTCAGTTTCGCGCCAGGTTGGCGCAGGTTCATAAGGAGTCAACGTGGAGTTTCTTGCCGAGTACGCAAGCTTTCTCGCCAAAACCGCCACCCTGGTCATCGCCATTCTCGTGGTGTTGTCAGCCCTTGCCGGGTTGCGCGGCAAGGGCCGGCGCAAGGCCGGTGGGCAATTGCAGGTCACCCGTCTCAATGAGTTCTATAAAGAGCTGCGCGAGCGCCTGGAGAGCGGCTTGCTCGACAAAGCGCAGCTCAAGGCCCTGCGCAAGCAACAGGCCAAAGGTGAAAAGAAGAACAAAAAAGGCAAGGCTCAGGAGCCTGGCCGGGTGTTCGTGCTCGACTTCGACGGCGACATCAAGGCCTCGGCGACCGAGAGCCTGCGCAACGAAATCACCGCATTGCTGACCTTGGCGACCCCGCGTGATGAGGTGGTACTGCGCCTGGAGAGCGGCGGTGGGCTGGTGCACAGTTATGGCCTGGCAGCCTCGCAGTTGGCCCGTGTCCGGCAAGCTGGCATTCCGCTGACGGTGTGCATCGACAAGGTCGCCGCCAGCGGCGGTTACATGATGGCGTGCATCGGCGAGAAGATCATCAGCGCGCCGTTCGCCGTGATCGGCTCGATCGGGGTGGTCGCGCAATTGCCCAATATCAATCGTCTTCTGAAGAAGCACGACATCGATGTCGAAGTCCTGACTGCCGGAGAGTACAAGCGGACACTGACTGTGCTGGGCGAAAACACCGAGAAGGGCCGTGAAAAGTTTCAGCAGGACCTGGACATCACGCACCAGCTGTTCAAGGACTTCGTCGCCCGCTATCGTCCGCAGCTGCACATCGATGAAGTGGCCACCGGCGAGGTCTGGCTGGGCGTGGCCGCACTCAATCGCCAGCTCGTCGACGAGCTGCAGACCAGCGACGAATACCTCAGCGGCCGTGCCCGTACTGCCAACGTGTTCCACCTGCATTACGCCGAGCGCAAGAGCTTGCAGGAGCGCATCGGCATGGCGGCGAGCGGCAGCGTCGAGAACGCGGTGGTGGGGCTGTGGAGTAAACTCAACCGTCTGCGCTAACACCTTGAACCCGCTGAAATTTTTTTCTGTTTAGGGGGTTGCAAGGTGATTCGAATGCAGACATAATGGCGCCCATCGAAACGCAGCAAGCTTTGAAAAAGCAGCGGTGTTTCAAGGAGATAGCGAAGCGTAAGCCGTTACCTCCGAACTTTGAGGCCGAGTAGCAAAGTGGTTATGCTCCGGATTGCAAATCCGTCTACGCCGGTTCGATTCCGACCTCGGCCTCCACCATTCGAAAGCCCCGCAGATTAACGTCTGCGGGGTTTTTCTTTGTGGGTCATAAAACACCATGAGTTCCGAAACTTTTGTGTTGGAGTTCCGAAACTTCAGCCTTTCGAGGGTTTGGCGATGGCGCCGACGCGCCGGTAAACGCGCTCGGTGATTCCCTCTTTCGAGTGGCCCAGCAGCACGCTTGCCTCGCTTAGGTCGTTGATCTCTGATGCGGCCTTCGGCCGGATATCGCGGAACTGGAACTGGGCGATTCGATTGGCCAGGTCTGGCTTCTTCTCCAGTTCAGCTTTGACCCTGGCACTCTCGCGGGCATCCGACCACCGGTTGCGCAGCATGGGCCAGCTCATGCGCTTGCCGTGTTCGTTGACGATGAAGAACGGCGACAGGTGCTCGCTGGTCCTGCGCATGATTCGCTCGAGCAACTGGCCCAGGCTATTCTTCGCCCCGTCCACCTCCAAGACGATCCTCAGTCGCTTGCCGGTCTTGCCTTGGCTGACCAGCAGGTAGATCCCCTCCATATCGTCCTTTCGCATGGAAAGCACGTCTGACGGCCGCTGGCCAGTCAGGTACGCCAGGTCCATCGCATCCTTCAGCTCCGGTGGAGCCTCCTCATACACCGCCTGCCACACCGTTTCGTTGGCGTAGAAATCGCGCGGTTTCTCCTTGTTCTTCCTCACGCCTAGGCACGGGTTGTCTCGGGTTGTGAGCCCCCATTCCCTGGCCGTGTTGAATACGTGCGAGAGCAGGGCGATTTCCCTGTTCGCCCTGGTCTTAGCCGACCGCGAGTCGCGGTACTGCGCGATCATGGCTGGCGTGATGGCGTCGATCGGCGCCGAGTCGAACACGGCGCGCAGCTGCTTGAGCTCGTAGATGTTGTCCTTTTGGGTCCTGGCGGCCTTGCCCGGGATGATCTTCAGCAGATACTCGTCGAAGATCCCCTTCATGGATGTCAGCTCGGCCGGGGTGGCCTTGGCTTCGAAGTCGGCCCACTTCAGCTTGGCCTGCACCAGGTCGGTACCGAGAGGGATTTCCTTGCCGGCCTGATCCCGGTAGTAGTACCCAACCCAAACTTTTCCGTTTTTTCTAGTCCGCTTGCGCCGGTACATGCCCGGCGGCAGGTCGCGGTTCTCGGTACTTCTGGGTCGCATTTCACTTTACTCGGGAGAAATCAGGGGTCCAGGCGGGCGCCGGGGGCGGGGCTGCAGCGACAGGCACGGTGTCGATCACCACGCCGCTGAGCTTTTGGCGTGCGTACAGGCGACCCACCAGGGGCCGACCACCGCGGCTCTCGACGAAATGCCAGCCTTTCTCTTTTAACCAGCGGCGCTGCCACGCCCGGGGTTTGTAGCCGGTGATCACCACCAGCTCTTCGTCCGAAAGGATCTCGGTATCCATGGGATGGTCTCCACGCCGCCGGTGGCGGCAGGTTATTGGTTGCGAAAAGGGGGAATCTCTACGTATCGAAGACAGCGCCTAACGGTTGACTTGTTGGGGATTAAGCCGTAAATGTCAGGCTGAAGTTGATACAGGCACTGCCCTGCTGTCGCATACCTCGTTCTGAATTAGGATTTGTCATGAGCAAAATTAACCCTTTCAAACCGAACAGCCCGGTGAGTAGTGGGATGTTCGCGGGGCGTACAAAGGAAATCAAAGCGCTAGAGAAAGGGTTGCATCAAACAAAGAATGGATTTCCCAGTAATATACTGATTACAGGTGAGCGCGGCATCGGTAAGTCATCTCTGATGAATTTACTAAAGCATCTCGCGCTAGGCGAGATAACAAGTGATTACGGGTCATTCAATTTTCTCGCTGTAAATATTGTTATTTCAGATCGCACCAGTCTATTGACATTAATACGTCTGATTGAAAGGTGTATCGGTAGAGAGCTTGGGAAGGTTGAAGCTATTAGAAGCTTTCTTGCTGAAACTTGGTCGTTCGTTCAGCGCGTAAAGGTAATGGATTCTGGTGTAAATAAGGCTGAGGCGGTCGAAGATGCTGATATGGTCATTGATGACTTCGCCTACTCTCTGACTCAAACGTGTAATCGTATTTCTAATCCTCAAAAGGGTGAGCAAGCAAAAGATGGGATAGTGTTCATTATTGATGAAGCTGATAATGCATGCCCGGATCTGCAAATTGGTTATTTCTTTAAAACAGTCACCGAAATGTTACAGCAGCATGGCTGCGAGAAGGTTATGTTCGTCGTGGCTGGCCTGCCGGATGTCGTTGAGAAGCTCGCCAAATCACATGAGTCATCCATCAGGATTTTTAATCACTTGAATGTCAAAGAGCTCAGCTTCGGTGATACTAAGTATGTCCTTGATAGGGGGATTTCGGCGGGTAACAAGATTAATGCTGAGCAAACCACAATGGGTGAGTTTGCCAAGGATCATGTAGCAACGCTTTCTGAAGGATATCCACACTTTATTCAGCAATTCGCGTACTCTGCGTATGAGCACAATACTGATGGCGAGATTTCAGTTGAAGATGTTTTCAATGGTGCTTTTAATGAGGGTGGTGCATTAGACTCAATAGGTTCTCGCTACTACGCCACTGACTATCATTCGAAAATTAAATCTGATGAGTATCGTCAGGTTCTAGCTATCATGGCTGAGAATATGAGTGATTGGATCAAGAAGAGCGAAATTAGGGAAAAGTTTACCGGTGACGATCAGACTCTGACGGATGCACTGAAGGCTTTAACGACTCGGAAAATTATTCTTAAGAACCCTTCGAAGATGGGGGAGTATCGACTCCAGCAGCGAGGTTTTGCACTATGGATAAAACTTTTCGGATCTCGTCCTAAAAAATAACTAAGGCTACCCCTTCATTGTTAAAGGCACCCGGTAGCCAGAGGCGTTTCGATGTGCTCCTGTTCTGGTTCGTGCATGCGGCTTGCTCATCGCGGACCCCTGTAGATCAGGTAGGCCATGTACATCAGAGGTAGGGTCATGGCTGGGCCTGCTTAGCCAGCGGCCATTTTGCGTACTTGCCCTCGGGCAGCTCATCGGTCACATCATGGCTGGCCCACTCGCGGAATTTCTCAATCGGCACGCGCGGATAGTGACGACCATTTGCCACAGATGGCCCGTCGTACTGAACTTCGAACGCGCCGACGTAGAGCAGGGTTCGATCATTGACCAGGCCGCAGCTGCGAACCAGCGCGGGCTTCTTGGCGCGGTAGGTCTTGCCGACCTGCAGCTTGATTTCTTCGGACACGGGCGCTCCTTGGCCGCCATATCGCGGCAGTGAATAGAGGGGAGAGGGAGTTACTTGACCGGCCAGCCGAGCGGCATGCCGTCTTCACGAACCAGGTGCGCTGGTACATCTTCCCGCATGCACATCGGCTGGGTATGAGGTGTTCCGCAGGCATGGCAGCCATTCGGCATACCGCGACAGACAGAGTGCAAAACAGGGAAACCACTGTTGCAGCGGTTTTCCGCCTTGTTGTATTCGGAGCAGGGGTCGGTTTCAGACATGGCTTCGCCCTTACTGCCCAAAGAGCAGCATCAGTGAATAGAGGGGAGAGGTGCTGCAGTGGGGAAGAGTACAAATGTGCTCTTAGGACATTTACTCAACTTGCGCTTTGACTTGGTGTCACAATAGATGGACAGGGATATCGGCACGAACCTTCGAGCCAGACCTTTAGGACATCAATCCGATGCTTAGTAAGGATGATTTTCGCTACGCAGCTCACCGGCATCTGCTTGAAATGGATGCATCTAACTCCCAGCTCAGGCGTCTAGTTTCCGACGGCGAGACTTCCGGCGATCATTGGCAAAACGCGGTGACTTGGAACCAAAACGCTCACGACGCCTGGGTCACCTTTCTGGGCGACAACACTCAACCTGTAGTTCTAGCCTGAACCGAATTCGTAGAGGGATCTGCGATTCTCAGCCTTTGATCCTGCTCAGACTGTCCCGAGAGCGCGGCCCTGGCAATCGAACCATCCTCCACAAACCAGGCTTCATGTTCGTGCCAGAGGATGTTCGCGGGCTCGCCGCTCACACTGTCCCAGTCGGTGCCAATGTCTTCAGCGAAGTGGTCCCGGTCGGCGTAGAACTTCAAGGCAGCTCGCAACTGCTCAACCTCAGCGGCGTCGGTAATCGGCCCCAGCCCAACAATCGGCAGCCCAGTCTCCGCCGCGTCCCTCTCTGCCTCTTCTTTGGTCCACCAGAAGGCAGTACCTACCATCCAGGCTATAGGGTCGAGGTGGGGCTGCGGGGCTGGCTGCGTAAGGATGGCGCGCACCTCATATGCTGCGGCGTGTCGGTCCTTCCTCGCTGACATTCCAATCTGAGTGCTGCAGACGCGCGCCAATAAGTCGCGCGGCACGCTGACCATCTCTGTGTTGCTGGATCGGTTTTCTGTGGGCATGGGGATACCTCTGTCGTTCACAAGGCCAGTTCTGTCTGGCCCTCGCGCTGCCAAATCGGGGAACTGGTGTGGGATTCGATTCGATCGGCGATCACGCTGGCGCGCTGGCCGGCCGATGGTGGGGTGTACATGCCGAACCGGCTGATGCTGCCGCCATTAACTGCGGCGTTCGTACTGTCAGCGGATGCCAGTGGCAGGCTTTGGAAAATCGCGGGGTCAAGCATGCGCAGGCCATGCAGGCGGCAAATGGGGCGACCCTGGTCGTCGCAGATGGCATCCATCGCTGATCCCATCCTCTTCCACCACGCTGCGGTGCCGGGAGATCGCCACTGGCCAGAGCTGCCCAGGGCAACCGTTCGCCAGGCCTTTGCCAGGCGCTGCAGCCGGTCGATCGACTCATGCATGTGCCAGACCGGCACGCCTGGCAGGTGGCTAGGCCACTGCTCGAGCAAGCGGTCGTTGGCGTCTTCGTCGCCGTCGATCACGTCAGGAATGAGCGCCCAGTCGAAGCCTGGATGTCGGTGCCAGTCATCCACCCAGCTGGTGTAGCCCTCGACATCGACTTGGCCGCCTCTCTTCCAGACGGTGAACGCGCCGTTGTCGAACACGAAGGACTGGCAGGCCTCGGCGACAATGCCCATGTCGTCCTGGCGTGGGAACGGCACCAAAGCGTGCCGGCAGGCCAGAAACCGTGCTGCGTCTTGGCGACTGCCGCCTATGGGCGTGCCGTGGTAGTGAATCATCCGCTTAGCCTCACCGTTTCGATCTCGACGCCCTGGTGCACGGCCTTGATCACCTGGTCACCGCCGAATCGATCTGCGAGATGGTCAGCGATTTGCTCGTGCCAGCCCTGTTTGATCAGCGCGGTGGCGGTCTTGATGTGCTCGACACGGATCATCGCCAGGCTACGGATTTCCAGGCTGTAGACGATCACCTCGGCATCGCTTGGGCAGACCGCGGTGAATGTGTGGCGGTAGATGTTCATTGGCGTTCCTCGCCGGGGAGGCGTTATCGTTGAATAGGGGAAGGCGCTGAAAGGAATCGCGCTGTGGGAGAAACTGTAGAGTGATGGCGAATTGCTATTTTTCGTCTATAACGATTACCGACTGCCGATGTACTTCGCATCGGCGCGCTGAAAATAAGGAAGTCAAAATGCGTCTAGTCGGAGCTTTCGTGCTTAGCCTCATGCTCGCCGCTTTCGGGGCTGAGGCAAGGCAAGTCAAGTTGAGCGATGATCAGATTGCTAAACGGATCATTGCGGAGTCTATAGCCTCCTATCCAGGCCCTTGCGCCTGTCCCTTCAATACGGCGAGAAACGGGAGCTCTTGCGGTCGACGCAGCGCCTATAGCAAACCTGGCGGGTACTCGCCGAGTTGCTATCGAGATGATGTAACGGATGACGAAATCGCTGAGTACAGGCGGCGAATGTCAAGAGATTGAGCCTTCATACCATCGAGAGGCGTTCATATTTAGAGAGGGGAAGGCGCTGGCGGGCAGCGCCGGAGGGTCAGGCCCGGCGAACCTTGAAGCCGAACATGCACTCGATGTCGTGGTACTCGCAGCGCTCGTAGGCCTTGTACTTGGCCTGCGACGGGGTGCTGGCGAAAACATCGACGATGGTGCGGTTGGTGATGTCCCACCAATCCCAGCCCGCGACCAGAACCTGGTAGCGTTTCAGCGGCAGCTTTTCGGCCATCTCGCCGTACTGCATTTCCCATGTAGGGTGGTAGTTGCGGATGCGCTTCTTAGGGTCGCTGTCGAGGATGACGCCGATGTAGTGGCCACGGTCGGCCATGATGACGCCTGGCTCACCATTGGCGATCACGCGGCGCCCGATCTCGGCAGGCACGTCGTAATGGCGGCGAACGTAGTCGCAGTTATAGTTGCTCATGGATCACTCCTTGATCAGGCCGCTTTGCGCTGGTTGAGCACGCGCTGGCGAGCGGCCTCGTACTCGCTGCTGACGATCTCGACCAGGCCTTCGACATCACCGTCAGCCGCCTTGCTGCCAAGGTTCAGGTACACGGTATGGCCGTAGCTGAAGCACACCCCACCACTGAGCCAGATACCGCCACGCTCGACGCCTATGGCCTCCCACATTTCGTCCCGATCGATAGCGTCCGGGCAATGTGCTTTCCAGAGTTCTTCCAGGCGCTGGTGCTCGGCTTTCTCGGCCGCGCGCACCTCTTTGTCCGTGCCCTTGGCATGCTTGGGCGCCCGGCGCAGCGAGCGGTAGCCGTATTCGTCGGGACGGCACCAGTGCACATCAAGGTCGCGGCTGGCGCTGAGCTTGATGCCGCCGACGTAGTTGCGGGAGCCGCTATACATCGGCGAGGCGTCAGCACCAAATGCTTCGCCCAGCTTCTTGCGCTGAACGTCCCAAGCCGCTTTTTTCTCGGCCCAGGCGCACACGGCAGCCAAAACTTTCGGCGATTCGGTCTTGTAGAAGTAGCTCATGGCTTTCTCCATGCATGCGCCGCCCTCCGTGGCCGGATGCGGCATGGTGGCAATTTGGTTTGGAATGGGGTATTACGGGTGACCGGCATGGGGCCGGCAGGGAGCCTGTCTTGAAAAAATTGTTTCTTATAGCCGCGTCATTGAGCTTCGCCACATCGGTGTCCGCTGAAATCCTTACTCCAGAGCCTTCCAAGGCTTGTGCGCTGCTCGCGGATGCAGGCCTAAAAGGGCGGAAATGGATTAATGACTACGGCGATGGGTCGGCAGGATGTGCTAGCGACTATAAGGATATCGGCAGAAGCTCAGCGGGCATGCCTAACAATCTTGCCTACTACGTCACTGGAGCGGGTTCATCCGCGAGTGAGGTCAAGTTAGTTCTCAATTTCAACCAGCCCTCCCATTCCGCCGCCGGTTCTGCAGCCCTGCTAGCAGCATCGAAAAAGCTATCGCAGCGGGCTCTCGGTGCTAGGCTCCCCGATTCAGTTGCAAAGCTTATCAAAAAGGGAGAAGGCGGTTCGGAGAGTGTCGGAAGCGGCACGGTTGAGGTAGTGCGCGATGACTGGCCAACGGGCAAAGGCTACGAAGTCAAAGTGATAATACGTTAAGCCGCAGGTCGATCGATCTGGTCATCTGGATCCTGATCGGGGTCAGAAACGACGCTGCGTACGCTGGCATCGTAGAAAGCCTGCACCACATCTTCGCTAAGTAAGATTTCGTGGCGCACCATCAGGAACTTTGCTAGATCCTCATCGCTCATGGCGTCCATCTTGAGGATGGCCCTCTGCAGCACTTCGTTGATCGGCATGTCATCAGCGCGCTTGCAGATCCGTTCCATTGCCTGATGGATGCCAGGCCTTACTCGGTGCCTGAGCGCCTTCTCGTCAAACTTGAGACGCTTCCTTTCTGCGTTGTCATTACGCTGCTGCTGCGTCAGAGCCATCATCGCCTCCATTGCGAACGAAAGTGGTGCCGGGCTCGATATCGAGCAGGCCGCACACCCGATTGATGATCTTGAGCGCGGCGTCGAAAACCTTGGCATCGTCAGGCTCGCGGGCCAGGCGCTTCATGTTCGGCTGGTGCTCCAGGCAGACCTTGTCGACCAAGCGCCGGGCCAGCCTGCGCAGGTGGTCGGCGCTGTCGTGCAGACGCAGGCTCAGCGCGAAGGCCAGGGCCACGTCATCGGGCCGGTACTGGCCGCCGCTGCGGGTGTTGTACAGCTTCTTCACCGGCCGATTCAGCCAGGCCGGCAGGGTTACCACTCCAGAAGGTGCTTTCTGCATGTCTGTGCTCCGTGAGGCCGCTTGGCGGCAGGTGGAACTGTTCTTGCCGCCGGCGCTGGCGGACCTGGGCTTTCAGATTGGGCCGTCGCATCGCTTGCCCTCAGCCTTTGGGTAGTCGACGCCGAACAGGTGGATGACGCGGCAGAACTTGCGGTCGGAAATACCCAACTTGGTCTTGGCCTGGGAGCGGTTCAATCCGGCATCCCGCAGCTCGATGATCTGCTGGGCCAGGGCTTTGTCCGCCTGAGGGTCTGCATAGGCCCTTTCCTTCAAGCCGGCGCCGCGCCGGGGGTCAGGCCGGAAGAAGAATTGTCCTTCCATAGAAGCCCGATACAGCGTGGTCTGCGACAGGCCAGTGTGCGCCATGGCTTCTGCGTAGGTCATGGTCTTGGCCAGCTTGCGCAACTCTGCAAGCTGCTCCTGGCGCTTCTGCGCTTTCATGCTCAATGGCTTCGGCTCGACGGCGCGCTTCTTCTCTATGTCGCGGTGTGGCCGGTGCGGCACGTACTGGAAACCGTCGAGCACGATGATGCTGCCTCCAGAGGCAAGGAAGGCCGCTTTTGCGGCCTCCAGGTCGATTGATGGGTTCATGCTCACCTCACTTGATGCGTATCGAGCTCTCGCCGCGCTCAAGATGCGCCCAGCCTGGCTCGGGGATCAGTTCGTCTTCGCAGTCCTCGCCAGCGGCCATGCGCTTGCGGACGGCCTCGTTGTGCTCGCGATCGGCCTTGAGCTTGGCGGCGATAGCGTTTTTGTCCGGGGCGATCTTGGTCACCACCGAGGTCAGGTCGTCCGGCACTGCCTGCTCGTTGTCGACGATCACCTTCTCCTTTCCGGTGACCAGGCTGATGGTGAACAGCGGGCGTTTGATCGACTTGATGTTGGCCGCGTCCATGTTGCGGCGCAGGTAGTCGGTGATCGCAGCCACGCTGTTTGCCTTGATACGCTTGAGCTCGCTTAAGCGGTCGATCTCGGCATCGATGGCGCCGATATCGCCCTCAATATTCCGGCGAAGCATGACGATGTTGTCGGCCTTCACCTCGAACTCGCCCTGGATGCCGGCCATGGTGTCCTGAATGGCCTGCTTGAGGCCCTCGTCGTCGGTGTCGCACATGGCAGCCAAGTCGGCCATCTGGCCGGTGAGCGCGTAGAGCTGGGTCATGCTGCAGCCCCCTGTGTCTTGCCGGCTTCGAGATTCTTCAGCTCAAGCGAGATGCGTGCGGCGCCTTTCTCGTCTTTACGCCCGATGAGCTTGCGCACAGCGTGGTCGTGAATCTTCTTGCGCTCATGCGGCGCCACCGCCTTCTGCATGGTTTCGATCGTGTCCTTGATGAACTCCAGACGCTCTTGCTGCTGGCGCTCGATCTCGGCCTGGCGGTCTTCTGCCTGCTCGATAGCCTGCTCGGCCTGGAGCTGCTGGACGTAGTTCTGGTCGTCAAACATTCCTAGGAATACGTCGGCGCTGAAGCCCAGCATGGACAGCGCCTTCTTGATGGCGTCGGTCAACGACTTCTTCGGTGCCTCGCCATCGGTGGTCATGCCGTAGTTCGTCTTGTACTGGTACCGCGTGCAGCCGTACTGCTCGATCTCGCCGCGTTGGCCGTCCTGCACGAACCACAGACAAATCTTGACGGTGTGGCCGATCTCGCGGCCGATGCAGGCGCGCTTGTCGCCTTCACCGGCATAGATCTCGTGACCATCGTCGAAGCGCTCTTCAATGATCTTCCAGCCCCAGCCGATACCGACCGGGCCGAAAAGCTCAGTGGCCTTCATGACCATGGCGGTGCCGTTCAGGCTGGTGATCTGCTGGCCGCCGACCCTGGCGTCCTTGGTGAATCGGGTGTCGGTCGTCTGGACCTTCTCCCAGATGCTCATGTTGGTGGTGGACATTGGAAAACCTCGCGCCAGGCCGGCGCCGTCAGTTGAAAGGAAAAATGCCAGGTCACCCAGGCACGGAGGTACGCTCCAGGCCCTGGCTGCGGTGGATGGTTGCGCGCTCTCGCCGCTTACGCTCCCGAATGGGTACGGTTATCCCGAAGGGCCGCCGTGCTCGGCTACGTGATTCAGGAAGTGATGCCGCCAGCCAATGCGCTGGCGAGCATGAAGGCCGTGCAGGCGAAGAGCATGGAGAAGGAGCCGCGCCAGAACGCCATGCGTCTGGCCTGCTGGCGGCTCACGTGCGGACCTCGTAGGCCAGGGTGCACATGCCGCAGAGGTAGGCCCGGCCAGACCAGGCCGCAGGGTTCTCGATGTGAGCTATGCGCGCCTGGTTCATGGCGTCCTCCATGGTCAGGCCCTTGAACACCATCAGGACTCGGTCGTCGGGTACGGCCTGGGCGACCTCTGCCACCTGGTCGTCGATGATCGACGGGAAGATAGGCGTGGTCATGGTGCCTCCTGCTTGCGGTAGCCGGCGTCGTAGATTCGCGCAGCAGCTTCATCGGAGCCGACTACGCCATACTCCCAACCAACCAGCTTGATGATCTCGGCAATACTTTTGCTGCGCTCCTCCGCTGCGATCTGCTCTGGCGTTCGGATTGGCCGGAAGCAGCCATATGCGCCTTGAGCGACTTGCAAATACTCGAACTCAGGTGGAGCTAAGAAGGTGAACGCCGCGACATCAATCGAGCCGCTTTTGAAGTGAGCGATCACCGTCACACGATCACCAACCATTGGATCTGACGGTAAGGTTTCCTCCGGATTGAATCCCGCGAACTCGCAAACTGTGCCAACCGGGGGAAGGCCTTCGCCGCTCCATTGCTCGGGCCTGGCGGAAAGGCTGGATACCTTCGGGAATACGCAGCTGTCCGTGGCGTCTCTCCACATGCTGCCATCCTCGGTGTAGGCAAGGATCTGGTCATCCGCGACCTTGTACCAGGCGGAGAAGTAGAAATCGTTTTCAAGCCCGAAGTGCGTAGCACCATCAGGCGCCTTGCTCCAATCAATCTCGCTCACGCGACCTCCTTGCGCCCATCAACGATCTTGTTGAGGCGCCCGCAGTAGTGGTTGAACTCTTCGATGGTGATGCGCTGGTCGGCCAGCATTTCGGTCAGCAGCTTGAGCACCATGGCCTGCCAGGACTTCGGCGTCGCTGGATCTGCCATGGCGTCCAGCTCGTTGTCGATCAGGACATGCGGGCTTTTCATCGCTCGTCCTCGTCCTGGGCCAGAACTCCTTGCTCAGCAAAAGGGGCAAGTAGCTCAGCAGCGATTTGGCGCAATGCCGCGTCAGGATCGGCCACAGAAAGCAGCTTGTGCGTACTCGCCTGAGCGTCTGAACCATTCCGGCGGTGACCGTCCAGCACCAGGTGCCCGAGTGCAGAGTTGCTGCGGCACTGCGCAAGCTGATCCATTGCGAACTCGTCTACGGCCAAAGCGAAGCGCTCGTAGGTCACGCCTTGCTGTGGGCGCATACGGCGCTGGAACACGTAATCCGCGCCGCGCATCAGCTGGTCGATGCCTTCCTCGATCCAGTGGCGTTCTGCGCGCTCCTGCGGCGTTTCACCCACCTCAGGAGGCATGCGGTTGTCGTACTCAAACTGTGCTGCTCGAAGTGTTTGCATGATCGCCTCCGGGGCGTTGATGCGGCCGCATTGGCCAGACGCCAGGCGCGGGTGACCAAACCCACCGTGAAAGGCGGCCTGGCGCCTGCCTAATGCGGTCGAAGTGAAGGGAAGGGGTGAAGCGTGAAAGCCCGTGGATTGCCCGAGCTTTCATCAATGGTGCCGCTCTCTGAGGCAGTGCCGAGCTGGAAGGCCTCGGCGCGCTGTCCTGTTACATGGCGAGTCCTCCGGTGATCGCACGCTGGAATCGCAGCGGCACTCAAGAAGGGGATTGCGGGATGCATCGGGGTGTGATCTGGCCGGCGCTGATCTCCGGCTTTGGCGGTGTCGGTATTTGGCCGCCCAATTTGTTTCGTGACTAGCACGCGGGACGTTAGTCGCATCAGCCTGCGCATTCAGATCACACTCCGATGCAGCCTGCGATGGGGAGCAGGGCATCGGGCAGTTAACGTCATGCGGACGTGGCGCTGGTTGTTCAGGCTAGGATGATCGGATCGGCTATGAAGTCGTTGAGGGATTGCTGGTCAGCATCTTCGCTATCTAGGAAGCGGATCGCCCACGGCATCAACGTCTGAATTGTGCCATCAGCCATCTCAACGATGGCGACGCTGTAGTTGCCTGGGCCGTTCTCGAACTCTTCGTACTCGACGCCCCAGCCGTGGAACTTGCCTTCGGCTGCGTCTTCAAGCCCTGTGCGGCGCCCACGATCATCGTGCACTGCCGCCATGGTCATAACTGGTCGCATCTTCATTTCCTCCAGTGGATTCCCAAAGCACCCGGTCGCCAAGGTGCTTCAGTGAATCGTCAGGCGGACAGAGCATTCAGCTTCTGGCGACAGTCACGCATCTCGGCCATGCAGCGCTGCCCTTCGGCATGGTCACCTTTGCGGAATGCCTCAAGCGCCCAGCGCTTCCACTCAGAAATGAAGAAGGTGAGGTCGCCGGCGATGGCCTGGGCTTCGGTGATGAACTGGCCTTTTTCATTGCGGTAGGTCATTTCGGTGATCTCCAGTTGATTTCCAATGCCGGCTCAGTGAACCGGCATCAGTAAATCGTTCTGGTCTCTCTCAGGCCCCGGTCGCTCACCCGGTATCGCGCTTCCTGCATCTGTCGAGGCATGCGCGCCGCTTGGATGCCGCGCTATTGCGGAACACCTGATCGCACCAGAGCCCTGCGGGGATGGTGGCCTGCTATGCCTGCAGGCTCGGCGGTCTTGGTTGTTAAAGAGCGGTCGGCTTGAGGGCCTCTGCAGTCCCTGGCTGGTGACTGCTTGAGGTAAAATTTAGCCATGCGCTAAAGCTTCGTCAATAGCTCGAAGCTAAATTATTTTCGCTGGGCGACAAAGCACCTCCTGGCTAGAGATTTTTTCGAGGGATCTTTACCGCGCGTTTAGCACTGAGATATGCTTCTCAAAACACTGTACGAATATACAGCAATGGGAGAGGGAACTATGCCAAAACAAGATAATTCGGCACCCAAAAAGCGTGAGGAAATGTCCGGGTTAGAGCGCCTTAGCCTGCGACTCTCTTCGATGATCAACCACCCGATTGCGCAGACGCAGCGCTGGGTTACGATCCATCGCCTGGAGACGGACGGAGAGGCAGAGTGGGAGGAGGTGATCGGGCTAATCGCCGAGGTGCCAGAGCTGGATCTGACGTTCAATGACGACGGCACGGTGACAGTGCGGTGGGAGCGAAGCGCGCTTCAGGAGCGGGAAGACTTCATTATCGAGGAGGACAGCGAGGTTGAGGTTGAGGAGGAGGCGCCTTTCTGATGGGCATGAAAAAGCCCGCAGAGGCGGGCCTATTCAAGGGCGTGGTTGCTTAAGCCATGCGGCCTTCTTCAGCTGCGACCTGCTGCAGTGCGCGCATCAGGTCATTTTGTTCTTGGTCGGTCCAGCATCGGGTAGGCAGTCCGGTAGGTGCGGATACAGAGGCTACGGCGTTGGCGATGGCGCGGCGTGGCTCGTTCACATTGGCGACCCATTCATTGATAGGCGTGACCACCTTGGTCTTCGTGTCCATAATGTACCCCCGCTGCTCTAGAGCGTTTTTCATATCGAAAAGTGTCGTTTGCATGACGCTAAGATTGTCCCTGCCCGTGGCAAGTTCAACAAATTTTGTTTCCCCGCCGGTAGCAGGATCAGATTTCCCTGCAGTCGCAACGGCAGTGCGAGCACACGAGTTAATCGCATAGCAGCCCTTTGCGAACTGGGCACCGCTGCCAGCGAAACGCGCATCCTCGCGATGAGCCATGAAATCACCGGAGGCGAATACTACCTCACATGTTGCCTTTTTTACGAGACTAATCACTACCGACCTTAGCTTGTTGGTGTCAGGAATCAAGCGATGGACGGGTGGAGCAGTCATAAAATTAAGCGCAGGCGCCAAGAACCAAGACTTCCATCGCGCAATCAATTCTCCATCGCCAGCAAAAACCATCGCGTAGAGGCTTGAAACGGCAAGCTTATCGAAGCCTGTGTCATCGACGAACGCGATACAGTCAGGATGCGTCTCGAGGGGGTCCGTCGACCATCGAGAATCGCTTGCGAGGGTTAGCTTGGGGCGGCAGATTACGTTGGTGGTCATCCATGGCAGCTCATGTGTGTTAGTCGAGCAATTATGCGGAACGATCGAAAAAAACGTCAATATCGTATTGATATCACAGAGCTGTAATTCTGCTTTTCGACTCACACCAAGTGAGCATTCCACACCAGCAGCACCCTGGCCTGGATGTGCGTGTCATCCACACGGATATCCTCGGCAGGGTGGTTAGTGTTGTCCGAAATCATCTTGAAATGATCGCGCCCCTTCTTCTGCAGGCGCTTGATGTAGAGCATCTCGTCGTAGGAGAACAGGTAGATCCCATCCCCGACGAACTCACGGATGCTCACATCGACCAGTAGCGGGTCCCGGTGCTTGATCGTTGGCGCCATCGACTGCCCCCAGCCCGTTACCAGCTTCAAGTGGTAATGCTCAGTGAACTCGACACCCATCTCCCGCAAATGCTTCGGGCTCACCCTCACATCCTGCAGCATTTCCGGATAGTCGTGCGGGATCTGGCCGCCACCCATGGCTCCCCGCACATCGTAGTGGGCGATCCACACCTCATCGCCGACAAGTCCTGGCCGAATAAAATCAGCCTTCACTATCGCGGTATCGCCGACCTCTTCCTCGGCATCAGGCTCCGCAGCGGCCGCCAGAAGACGTTGCCGCGTTTCCTCAGGGATGCCTCTCCCACTCTTGCTGAGCATCTGCTTGACCAGGTCGGCTGCTGAAAGCGTGGGCTCGGACGCCGGCTCAAAGCCGTTCAACTTGCTGTTGGTGATGACGTCTTCTAGCGGGATCGAGTCGAACCAGCCACGCGGCAACCCCTCAATCTCCTCAATTCTCCGGGCCACGTCATCGCCCAGGTTCTTCGCTGTCTTGTCCGAAAGTATCTGGCTCAGATGCGCAGGGGCCATTGCCCAGCGCTCCGCGCAGGACCCTTTTCTCTGGCTGCCAATCAGCTTGACCAGGTTGTGCTTGCGAATTTCGTAGATATCCATGGCGCGAAGAATGCCAGTGTTTAGCCCACTGCTAAATGCGCGCAAAGCTAAATTATCCTTGCCTGAAAATTAGCCATGAGCTAAATTTCGCCGTATATGTAAGGAGAACCCACATGAATGATCACCTCCGTGAATGGCTGGCTTCGGCCACCAACGAGCGCCGGCATGATGTAGCTGCTGTAGCTAAGACCACCGTTGGCCATCTCTGGCAGCTCGCAGGTGGTCATCGCAAGGCCTCTGTTGATCTGGCCGAGCGCCTTCAGGACGCATCGGGTGGCGAAATCACGATCGCGGGCCTGCGGCCCGACCTCATCTCGTTTGCACGCAAAGCGCTGAAGGGCGCTGCTTAACCAACTTCCATAGCAAGGAGCAATCCCCGCATGTACGCAAACCCCAAGCACCTGCATGACCGCGAGATCAAGGTCAGGGTCGATGAGGACACATTCAACCTGATCCAGGCGCTGGCCGCGTATCACCGCACTCAGCGTGCCGTGCTGTGCCGCGAACTGCTGGAAGCGCAGCTGGCTGCGCTGGCTTCGGAGAATACCGGCGATCAAACCGCAGCCTGAAGGCCGCGAGGAGGCCCTATGCCGACCGAACAATTCGGTCTGGATCCGGGATCGATGGATTTGCTCGAGCGAGAGGCGCGAAAGCGGGGGATCACCCCTGAAGCGCTAGCAGCCGAGCTGATTGATCGAGAGCTGGCCAGCCGAACCAAACCTCGAAACGCGAGGGGGACGGTCACGCCGTTCCAGCGCAAGGCCTGAACAGGCCCTGATAAGCCCGAATTGCGGGCACAAAAAAGCCGGGGGTGAAGGCCCGGCTCTCTGCAACACAAAACTCTGATGGGAATTATGCATATGCAGACCCAAAGTGTACAGGCCCTCATCCGGCCCGCGCCACAAAATGCGAACCACGATTTCGTGGCGCCGATGATGACCAGCCTTGAACTCGTCGACTTCATCAATGACGACAGGAAGGCCAAGGCTTACGCCGCTGGCATGAGCTTCCCTTGTGAGGGATATCCAAAGCTGATGCACAAGAACTTGCTCGCCAAGGTGCCGGAAGTGCTGGGTTCGACATCGGCTGATTTTTCAGCCGATCTACCCGACGGCTATGGACGCGCTCGTCGCGGCTATTCCTTCCCGAAGCGGGAAGCGTGCCTGATGGCAATGTCGTACAGCTACGAACTGCAGGCCAAGGTTTTCGATCGCATGACAGCACTCGAATCCAAGTCGGCAGCATCCGCCGACCTCAGCAAGCTGGAAATCCTCCAGATGGCCCTGGAGTCGGAGAAAGCCCGCGTCCTGCTCACCGTCCAGGTCGAGGCCCAGGCCAAGAAGATCGACCACCTCGAGAACCTGTTCAAGGAGGGCATGAGCCCGGTCCAGTTCTGCAAGGGCCTCAATGGGGTCAACGTCATGCAGGTGAACGCCTTCCTCAAGGCCAAGAACTGGCTCTATACCGAGGGCAGCAGCGGTACGCGCTACCGCGTCGGCAACTATGCCCGCGACAAGTACATGACCGAGCACCAGCAGGAGATCACCCCGCACGGGAAAGAGGCGTTCATCAGCTACACGCCGATCCTGCTGCGCAAGGGCGCCGTGCGCCTGTACGAGCTGTACCTGGCCGGCGAGCTACCCATGAAGAAGAACTGGGACGGCCTGCACACTCACGACAAGGCCGTGCGGGGTGCAGCATGACTACCGACAAGGTTGACTTGAAAGCACTTGCCGAAGCCTGCATCGGACACCAGCCATTGCGGTACATGCGCAGCCACGGAGCGCTCTACATTCGCAACGATAACGGCATCGTGTTCGACCTACATCAGAACCGGTCATTCCCGGACCTGATGGCGCAGAACAAGGATTACGCGGACTTGGCCTTGGCCTGCAAGCCTTCGACAATCCTGGGATTGTTCGCTGATATTGAGCGCCTGGAGCGCGAGCAGAAGAACGATGCGATCGCCTACAAAGCAGCTATCGAGCGCCAGGAAGAGCTGCGCGCCGAGCGCGAGCAGCTGAGCAAAGAACTGGAGTCGCACAAGCGCATGTTGCTCGCCGCGGCTTGCGACATCGGAGCTATCGGTAAGGCGCTGGGCGCCGACATGGACGATGACGGAAGCGCTATTGAGGGCCTGGCTCAAGAGCGGAGCAAGGACTCCGAGCGCCTGGACTTTCTGGAGTCGCTTGCGCGCTCTTCCTACACAGGCGCAAGCATCGTCAAAGGCGAGTCAAAAAAGTCGCTGGAGGTCATGTGGTTCCACAGGCGCGCCGGTGCTCAACCGAGCCTGCGTGAGGCTGTCGACGCGGCCAGGGAGAACGGCCAATGAGCATGGAGCTGATGGTCAAGGCCATGAAGACCAAGGTCGGCAACCCTCTGCGCAAGCTCGTCCTGATCAAGCTGGCCGACAACGCCAACGACTTGGGCGAGTGCTGGCCGTCATACCAGCACGTTGCCGATCAGTGCGAAATCAGCAAGCGCTCGGTCATGAACCACATCAACACCCTGTGCGGTGCCGGCCTGTTGCGCAAGGAGATCCGCAAGGGCGGCCCAAAGGGCAACTCCTCGAACGTCTACTACCTAACCCTGAGTGGTGCAGCAGATTCACTAGGGGTAGTGCAGCAGATTCACCAGGGTAGTGCAGCAGGTTCACCCCCTAGTGCAGCAGATTCACTAGGGGGTAGTGCAGGAGCTGCACCCAGAACCAGTCACTCTTTTGAATCAGTAAAGGAACCAGTCACTGAACCAGTTGCGACCCAGGCTGAAGCCATGGTCGCGGAGGGTATCGTGGTTCCGTTCACGACTCAGCAACCGCGATGCGAGATCCCTGCCGACATGCCAGGGCCGAAGGACCAGTCCTGCAAAACCTTCAAGGCCTGGGCGAACTACGCCATGGCCTACCGCAAGCGCTACCACGCGTGGCCGGTATGGAACGCCAAGGCAGGCGGGCAGGTTGGGCAGCTGATCAGCCGTCTCGGGATCGATGTGGCTCACCATGTGGCCGCGTACTTCCTGACGATCAACGACGCCCGATTGATCAACGGCTGCCACAACCTGGGCGACCTGCTGGCGAAGGCCGAGGCCTACCACACCCAGTGGGTGACCAACCGCCAAATGAACGCCACCACTGCCCGACAGCAGGAGCAGACCCAGGCGAACCTGAACGCAGCCCAGGAGGCGGCCGACGCGATCCGCAACCGCCAAGGAGGTAAGCGCAATGCTTTCCTCTGACCAACAGGCCGAACTAGCCGTGGCCATCTGCGCTACTGCCGAGGCAATGGGGCAGGCAATCAGCGCTGGAGGCGCTGAGCTGATCGCTGAGGACCTGTCGGCCTATGAGCCTGGTGTGATCATCGGTGCGCTGCGCGCGTGCCGCAGAGAGCCTGCCGGGCGCCTTTCGCTCGGCATGGTCCTCAAGCACATCCACGCGGCAGACACCCGACCCGGAAAGGATGAGGCATGGTCGATCGCCCTGGCGGCCAGTGATGAGCATGAAACGGTCGTGCTCACCACCGAAATCCGCCAGGCCATGATCGCCTCCGAGCCAATCCTTGAAGCCGGCGACAAGGTCGGCGCCCGGATGGCCTTCATGAGTGCCTACGAGCGCTTGGTCAGCTTCGCTCGCGCCGAGGACCAGCCAGCCAAGTGGGAAGTGTCGCTGGGCTATGACGCTGGGCGCCGGGTTACCGCTATCGAATCAGCGGTGCGTGCTCAGCTGATCACCCAGGAAACCGGGGCCAAATACCTTGCCGACCTGCGCATCGCGCCGATCACCGATGACGGCCAGGCCATTGCCGGCCTGCTCACCGGAGAAGTGCGCCCGCAGGCCAGCGCCAATACCCGCGAAAAGCTCGCAGAGGTGCGCTGCATCCTCAAGGCAGCCAAGGCCAAGAAGGACCGCGAGCGCGCCAAGGAAGCCCAGCGGCGCCGTATCGAAACCTACCTGCGCAAGCGGCAGACACGCGCCGCAGTCGCTCAGTTGAACATCAAGCGCGCCGGGCATCCGGCCGGGGAGGGGGTGTGATGCGGAATTGCCTCAAGGCAGTCCTGATGATTGTCCTCGCTCCGGCAGTGATCATCGCGGCATCTGCGGCCTTCACCCTGTGGATCAAGTTTTCCGTAGACCTGAATCTTTGGTGGCCCGTGAAGCTGGCCATCATGGCAGGCCCGGCGATCCTGCTGGCTGCCATCCCCACCGCCTGGCTGCTGAACAAGCTCGAGGAGAAGCACTGATGGACACCAACAAGATGCGCGAGCAGTTCGAGACCAGCCCGAAGTTCAGGGGCATGGATTTCACGCGTTCGTCCACGCACCCGGATTTCTACGAAAGCCCATACGCCAATGGCGCCTGGGATGGCTGGCAGGCCTCCCGCGAGGCCGTGGTGGTGGAGCTGCCGCCCAAGATCGGCGCGCACAACACCAGCGAAGGCGGTTTCGTTCGGCCCGAGGCGGAGCACTACGACGAAGCCATCGACGACTGCCGTGAAGCGATCGAGGCCCAAGGCCTGCGGGTGACCCCATGAAGCGCGTATGGACCGTAATCGTCGGCCCCAAGGCCTTCCAGATGGTGCTGATGGAGCAGAGCCTGGATCAAGCCGGCGCGCTGCGTGAGGCGCAGTTGATCTGGCCTGAGTGTGAGGTGCGGGGATGACGATCGACAAGCAGAAGCTGAAGGCGCTGGCAGAGGCTGCCAACGCGATAACGACTGACGTGAACATCACCATGGCTATTGGCGCCGACCCTGTTGAGGTCAAAGCCGTTCAGGACTATCTCCAGGTGGCCATGCCTAAGACCATCCTGGCCCTGCTCACGGAGATCGAGCAACTGCGTAAGGCTCATGAGCAGGTGTGCACCAACTACAACCGCGTGAGCTTCGCATCCGAGGAGCGCGGTAAGCAGATCGACCAGCTCAAGGCCGAGAATGAGGCGCTGCGCAAGGATGCAGGGCGGTACCGGTTCGTTCGCAAGACATGGTGCCCAGATTGGCCTTCGGAGAAGGCAGACGCTCAAATCGACGCGGCCATGACCAAGGAGGCGAACCATGGCTGAGAAGATCAGCGTGAACAGCCAGGCCAAGCTCTCCGAGGCTGTAACCATACTCACCCGCCTGTTCCGCGACAAGAAGTTCGTCGTGGTCAGCATGCGCCCTGGCAAGGACCGCACCCTTGACCAGAACGCCCTGTGGTTTGCGATGTACGACCGAATCGCCAAGAGCACCGAAATGGGCGACATCGAGGATGTTCGCCGGTACTGCAAGCTGCACTTCGGTGTGCCGATCATGCGCGCTGGCTGTGCTGAGTTCCGCACCGGATGGGCCGAGTCGTTCATCCACCTGCCGTATGAGGTGAAGCTGCGCCTGATGGGGCCGTGCGCGATGTTCGGGCCGGATGGCTTCCCGGTGACCCGCCTGTTCGACCGGGCCCAGGGCTGCCAGTACACCGACCGCATCGTTGCCGAGTTCGCGCCGCAGGGCGTGGTGTTCAGCGACTTGCTGAGTGAGGAGGCGGCATGAGCGACGGACTTGGAATCACCACGCAAACCACCGTGTTCCTCTCGGCCGAGCAGGTCGTGAAAGAGATGGACGCCGAGGATATTGGCTCCTTCTGTTCCGCAGTGGCTCAGCGACTGGATCAAGAGTACGCCAGGCGTGCCGGTGCCGCGGCGGACTTCGCCAGCGGGCTAAGTGAGATGGGCTGCCGGTTCCTGGCCGAGGTAGTCACGAGCTTCTACCAGCGGCAGAAACGGGAGGATCGCTGATGACTGCAATCCAGGAAATCAAACCGAAGAAGTGCAAGGCTCCAGGTTGCGGCAAGCCCTTCAAGCCGACCATGACCACGCAGAAGGTGTGCAGCATCGCCTGCGCCAAGGCAATGGCCAAGGATCCGAAGCTCCAGAAAATCGCGGCCAAGGCCATCACCAAGCAGGCCCGCCAGGACCTGCAGGAGCGCCGGCAGAAGCTCAAGACTCGCCGCGAGCACATGGCCGAAGCGCAGACGGCGTTTAATGCGTACATCCGCGAGCGTGACGCTGGTCTTCCGTGCATCAGCTGCGACTCGCTGCCGAGCGACCACGACCTCATCACCGGCAGCCGCTGGGATGCCGGCCATTACCGGTCAGTAGGAGCCTGCCCGGAGCTGCGCTTCGAGCCGCTGAACGTCCACCGCCAGTGCGTGAAGTGCAACCGGAACCTGTCGGGCAACGCGGTCGAGTACCGCATCCGGTTGGTGAAGCGCATCGGGGCCGAGGCCGTGGAATTCCTCGAAGGGCCTCATAAGCCCCAGCGCCTGACCATCGAAGACCTGCAGGCCATCAAGGCCCTGTACAGGCAAAAACTCAAAGACCTACGGAGGGCAGCAGCATGAACTGGACACCTACCGACAGCGGGCAGTTGCTGCTGCTGGCCATGATCATCTTCAGCGGCTACGCACTTGTGCGGGGCCTCAGCGCCAAGGCAAAGCGCAAGCGGGAGGAGGGCGGCCCATGCAACTGAACAGCGCGCGGCAAGCCTGGCACGACTGCTTGTACACCGCATGGGATAGCCAGGGCGCATTCATTGAGCAGCTCGGGCTGCTGGGCGCCATGGTCCAGACCACGCAGAAGCAGCGGAAGGCGAGCCATGCTGTGCACCAGGCCCTGGCCGGCGGCGTGCAGTCGGCAATTTTCAAGCTCCCCGGCAGTCTCCGGGCCTTCGGCGACTTCATGTACGCGCCCCGGCTTGATGCTGACACTCAGGAGGATGCGGAGGATGTCGTGTTCCTGATGGTCCAGCAGCGTTCGCCACGAATGACCGCGGCCAAGCGCGAAAAGCTGGAGTATGTGGTGAAGGGCGTGATGGCTCGGTACCGGTACATGCACCAGGGCGGGCAGTCGGCCAACGACGATCCGCTGGCATCGCCGGAAGGTTTCAGGGCATGGCTCGACGCCCACTACGGGGTGCGTCTCGAATCATCGAACTGGGAGCGCGACTGGGGCGGTTTCGTCAGCTTGGCGTTCGAGTGCTGCGAGGATTTGGACAAGAGGGCCTTAAGCCCGGTAGCGGCTGCAATTTACGAAATGCGAAGTGCCGCTTGAGGCCCTATTGTGTTCCCGTGCGGCTGGTGATACCGTATCGCCACTGTTAGAGTTTTGCCTATGGCAAACAACACCCTGAACCCGGCCACCGTGCCGGGTTTTTTATTGCCCGGAGAGGGCCCCAAGAGTCCTGGCGGAGCCCGCCGAGCGTGGTCGGATAGAAATTTTTTTTGTAACACGGAACGTTTTGATAGCACTATGATTCTGATAGGTTGCTAACTAAACAAACATGGAAGACCGTGATTATGAAAACCGTTCTAGCTGCTGCAGCGCTGTCCCTTGTCGCTGCGTCCGCCGGAGCAGCTGAGCTTTCCGGGGCGCTGGGTGCGACAAGTCAAGGTGGCATTACAGCGCGCGTAGGCGTTGGCTTTAACTGGGACAGAAGCTGGTTTGAGTCCAGCGCGGGCCGTCTAACCGGTTACTGGGATGCTGGGTATACCTATTGGGAGGCCGGAGATGCTTCCGGCGGCGCTCACTCGCTGTCCTTTTCGCCAGTTTTCGTTTACGAATTCGGCAGCGGTAATGTGAAGCCATTCGTTGAAGCGGGTATCGGCGTGGCAGTCTTCTCTGGTACATCCGCAGGCGACCAAGACTTTGGTTCGGCCTTCAACTTCGAAGACCGCATCGGCGCAGGCTTGAAGATCGGCGAGACGCAGAAGGTTGGTATCCGAGCGATTCACTACTCCAACGCTGGTATAAAGCAGCCGAACGACGGCATCGAGTCGTACTCCCTGTTCTACAGCCACCAGATTTAACTCATTCTGCGTAGCTCCCTTGCCCGCCAAGTGCGGGCTTTTTCGTTTCTTGAGGAGGGCTTAAAAAGTCCCCATCATTGCCTCGGTCTTTTTTGTTTTTCCGGTGGTCTGGTATTTCACCCTATGACACCTTTAGGGCGCATACTCGCCTTAGCTCAGATTTTCTGAGTTAATGAGAGGTACTTATGTCTAGTGACATTACCAAACCAAATGGATCTCCGGGACTTGAATCGGAAGTTGAAGAAGGTACAGAAAAGCGCGAGGGGTTGGAAAAATCTAGCCCAGAGGATAGGGACGACTATATCGATCCCGACGCTACACCTGAGCAAGAACCTGATTCCCCCGAACGTCAAAAAGCTTCAAATATGGAAAAGTTCAGTAGCCAGAATACTGGCTGGACTTATCCTGGGCGCCGTTGGTAAAAGCGCCCCACCACATACGACTCTTTCGCCACATACGCTCCTCGAGGCTGATGATCCATTGGGATACACCCCAGATGATGACGAGCCAGGCCTTGATAAAGGTCCGGAGAATGACTGGAGGCAGATGCGTACACATGATGGATCACTCGCTGAGTAATTCATTTGTTTGAGCTAGGATAACCGGGCTCATCAGAGGTTTATATGACAGATAAAACATCGCACCAGGGTGAAGGAAGTTCTGGAGAAAATACATCTCCTCAAGGCCCAAGGGCCGAGGGAAGTAAGGGTTCCAACACCGAGCGGGCTTCAAAGGCAGAGCTATATAGTCGGCACGACAAGGTTGCTGAGAAAGATGTCAAAAATGATCCGCGAAAGTCGTGAAGTAGAACATTTGAGCTGATTGAGGCGCCTGATAAATTGAGAAAGCGCTAAAAAATCACTAGCTAGCCGCCTTCGGGCGGTTTTTTGTTCAGGTGAATTGTCTTCCCATCAGATCAACGGATGTACGCTTACCATTCTAAGCCTCGGAACTTCCGGGGTTTTTCGTTATGTGCTGCTCCGCACGTTTGCCCGGTCCCTGAATAGGGCCTCGCCGGGCCTTTTCTTCTAGGAATCACACATGGCCGAACCAGCAAGCACGACTGCCGGCGTCCTGCTGGTTAAGTACGGCGTGATCATTGGGGGCTTCGCAGGGGCGATCCTTTCGCTGACGTTCCTGCGCGGCCTCACCCGGGGCCAGGCTGTAGCGGCCTTCTTCACCGGTTTCGCTTCTGCGATCTTCTGCACCCCGCTTGCCATCAGCTACTTCAACCTTGGCACAAGCGGAGAAACCCAATACGGCGTGGCCTTTCTCATAGGCCTACTGGCAATGAACATCATCCCAGTCCTGAAGTCGGTGGTGAGTCAGTTCGGAGCCAAGGGGGCTACCTGATGAGCTCTACCCTGATCCAAGTCCTGATTGGTACGAATGCATTCCTGAGCGTGCTGGTGGTTATCGCTGCGTGCGACTACCTCAGGCGTATCCGACCCATGGATAGTCCGCTGCTGGCTGTCGCGTTCTACCTTGTCGCAATTGGCGCGTTCGGCTCGTTCGTCCTGGCCATGAGCAGCCATGTGCCCACCCTTTACGGCGTTATCCTCAAAGCGGGGATCGTCCTGTACGCAGTCGGTCGGCGTGGCCATATGTTCCAGCCAGGATAGGGCGCGCCACAAAATCAACGTGTGCCATTTCGTGGCGCGGAGGGTTCGATGGGCAGACCAATGCCGCCGTCAGACCTGCTCGAATCGCTCTGGCTGATCCTGCGCCCGGCCAACGGCGTGTGGGAGTGGGTGCAGAGCGAAATCCTCGCCGACACTGGCAGCATCCATAACCCAGATCACGCCCACCTCATGGATGCCAACATCGGCGTGCTTTGGGCATCGACTGGATTCGCCAAGCAGGGGCGGGTAGTGCTTGGTCAGGCAGAGCAACTGATGTTCCGCGCAGGCGGATGGCAGAAGGCCCGGCAAGAGCAACAGATGCGGGAGTGGTTCGGCGAAGAGCCCGAGTTCCTCATCACCCTGGCCGCTGACTACTGCGCCCAGTGCACTGACGCTGAGTTCTGCGCCCTGGTCGAGCACGAGCTCTACCATATCGCCCAGGCGACCGATCAGTACGGCGCTCCCAAGTTCACCCAGGATGGCGTGCCCAAGCTTGAGATGCGCGGGCACGACGTCAGCGAGTTCGTTGCGATTGTCCAGCGCTATGGCGTGGGGCATCCCGAGGGCGACCTGGCTCGCATGGTTGAGGCTGCCAAATCCCCGCCATCCATCAGCCGAGCGTCAATCGCCAATGCATGTGGCACATGCCTGTTGAGGTCTGCGTAATGCTTGAACAATGGAAAACGATCGCGGATTACCCCGACTACGCCATCAGCAACCTTGGCCGGGTGAAAAGGCTGACCTCGCGTACCTGTGCTAAGGCCGGGTCAATCCTCAAGACTCCGGGCAGAAGCAAGTCCAGGCCTTACTTGAGCGTTGATCTCTGCTTCTCGGGAGGTAAGCGCACAGAGCTGGTTCATCGGCTTGTGGCAATTGCTTTCCTTGGCGAGCCGCCATTCCCAGGCGCTGAGGTAAATCACATCGACGGCAATAAGGGTAATGCGTCCGTTACCAACCTGGAATGGATCACCTCATCTGCGAACCAGCAGCATGCATACGCCGCTGGATTGCAATGTGCGAAGGGTGAGTCGAACGGACAGGCAAAGCTGCGCGAAGTCGAAGTGCTCGAAATGCGCAGCTTGCACGCCTCCGGATCAGCCAGTGTTGAATGCCTGGCTGACCGATACGGGGTGCACAAGCGAACGGCGCTCGATGTCGTGAACAGGAAGTCCTGGGCGCATATCTGACGCTGCAAGCCGGCCGCCTGAGGTGGCCAAGATCAACATTGCGAGGGCCTGCGGAACCTGCCTGCTCAAGTCGGCCTGAATCCTGACAGGTCCTGACGGACGATATTCACATGGCAGCACTACGAAGCGAGGTCAAAGCCTTCATTGTTCAGGCTCTGGCCTGCTTCGATACACCGTCGCAGGTGGTGGAGGCCGTCAAGAAGGAATTCGGCATCGAGGTGAGCCGCCAAACGTGCGAAGGGCATGACCCGACCAAGTACGCAGGGCGTGGCCTTGCTCAGAAGTGGATCGATCTGTTCAACGACACCCGCAAGCGTTTCCGCGAGGAGACAGCTGAGATCCCGATCGCCAATCGTGCGTTTCGCCTTCGCGGCCTCGGGCGTATGGCCGAGAAAGCCGAGAACATGCGCAACCTGGCGCTTACCGCCCAGCTGTACGAGCAGGCCGCCAAAGAGTGCGGCGACATGTACGTCAACCGCAAGATCGAACCCGACAAGCCCCTGGGCTCCCAGGCGGACCAGCAGCACGCCGTTGCTGAGTACACGCTGGAGCCAGACGAGAATGTCCCGACTACCCCGCACCTATGACCCGCCGGTTAAGCTGACGCCGAAGCAGGCGAACATTTACGTGTGGGGCTTTCAGCCTGAGGCGCGTTTCCGTGATGCGGTGTGCGGGCGTAGATTCGGCAAGACCTTCCTTGGCAAGGCAGAAATGCGCCGCGCGGCCCGGCTGGCTGCGGAGTGGGGCGTGAGCGTTGAGGACGAGATCTGGTACGGCGCGCCTACGTTCAAACAAGCCAAGCGGGTATTCTGGCGCCGGCTGAAGCAGGCCATTCCTGAGGCATGGCGCGCGGCCCGGCCGAACGAGACCGAATGCTCGATCACTCTCAAGTCCGGCCATATCATGCGTGTGGTAGGCCTAGACAACTACGACAACCTTCGCGGCTCCGGTCTGTTCTTTGTCCTAGTGGACGAGTGGGCCGACTGCCCATGGGCAGCATGGGAAGAAGTGCTGCGTCCCATGCTCTCGACCTGCCAGTACACGATCCCTCAGACGGGTGAGTCGAGGAAGGGCGGTCATGCGCTGCGGATCGGCACACCGAAGGGCTTCAACCACTGCTATGACACCTACCGCGACGGCCAGCCCGGCGGCGAACCTGACCACAAGAGCTGGCAATACACCTCGCTGCAGGGCGGCAACGTCCCGGCCGAGGAACTGGACGCGGCCCGGCGCAAGATGGACCCGCGCACGTTCCGCCAGGAATACGAGGCCGGGTTCGAGAATTATGCGGGTGTCGTCTACTACACCTTCGACCGGAAAGAGTGCCGCACCAGCGCGCGCATCGAGCCAGGTGAGGCTCTACACATCGGCATGGACTTCAACGTCATGAAGATGGCTGCGGTGGTATACGTCGTGCGTGACGGCCTGCCGCTGGCGCTGGACGAATTCCACTCGGTGCGTGACACGCCGGAGATGATCGAGAAGATCAAGGCGCGATTTCCTGGGCATGGCATCTCCGTGTACCCAGACGCCAGCGGACAGAACACCAGCAGCAAGAACGCCAGTGAGTCGGACCTGTCCCTGCTAAAGAAGGCCGGCTTCACCGTCGTGGTCGACTCGCAGAATCCTGGCGTCAAGGACCGCATTAACGCGGTCAACTCCATGTTCCTGAACACATATGGAGAGCGTCGCCTCAAGGTGAATATTGACCAGTGCCCGCAGCTCACGCAGTGCCTGGAGCGCCAGACCTACACGGACAAGGGCGAGCCGGACAAAGACCCGAAGAAAGGGCACGACCATATGAACGACGCCGCAGGCTATTTCATCGCCAAGCGGTTCCCGATCAAGACTCAGTCCGCCGGCACTCGCCGCATCGGAGGTTTGGCGTAATGCCTGTTCAATCCACCAACCCAGACTACGACGCTCACATCGAAGAGTGGCGGATGATGGACGACGCCTTGGAGGGCGAGGGCGCGATAAAGCGCAGTCCGCGGAATCTACCGAAGCCTAGCGGTATGGTCGAGGCGGAGAAGCAGGACGGCGCGGCCAACGCCTATCTGTATCAGAACTACACCGCTCGAGCACAGTATGAGCACTGGGTGCGCGATTCGCTGCGCTCGATGATAGGTCTGGTCTCGCGGCTGATCCCCGAGGTGAAGCTGCCTGCGGGCCTGAAAGGGCTGGAGGACAACGCTACGGCCGATGGCTTCGGCCTCACTCAGCTGTTCCTGCGGATCGTTCGCCAGGCCATTTCCCATGGTCGGGTGCCGCTGGTGGTCAACATCGATGACTCGGGTCAGCCGTACTTCGCGACCTATGCAGTGCGCAACGCCATCAACTGGGACACAGCCGACCAAGGTGGCCGCCAGGACCTGGTGCTCTCGGTGTTCCGCGAGTTCAGACGCAAGGAGCAGGACCGCTACAGCCACGAATGCGAGGCGGTCTACCGTGAGTTCTACATGGACGGCGCGGTCTGCCGCACAGGCGTGCGCAACGAGGCTGGCGAGCTGATCGAGGACGACCGCCCGATGGGTACCGTCGACAGCAGCAACAACCTGGTGCGCGGCCTGGACTACATCCCGGTCATCTACTGCGGCTCCACCGACAACTCGCCGGACGTGGACGAGATCCCGCTGCTGACCATGGCCCGGGCCGCGCTGAAGTCGTACCAGCTCAGCGCCGATTACTTCACCGCGCTGCACCAGACCAGCCACCCGCAGCCGTGGGTATCAGGCCTGGACGAGAGTGTCGAGCTCAGCGTAACTGGGCCTTCTGCGGCTTGGGATCTCGGGCCGAAAGGCCAGTGTGGTTACCTGGAATTCCAAGGCGCCGGCATTCAGGCCGTTCGCACCGCGATGGAAGATCAGAAAAACGCCGCGCTCGAAGCCGGCGCCAAGGTCATGGACGTTTCGGGCACCGAGTCGGGCGAGGCCCGCAAGACCCGCCAGAACGACCAGCACGCCACGTTGCACAGCATCGTCATCACTGCGGCGGCCGCGATCGAGCAGGCCCTGCGGTACGCGGCGGAATGGACTGGCTACAACCCGGACGAGGTCGTTTTCACGGTCAAGCCGGAGTTCGTGATCCCAGAGGTCAACGCCCAGGTGCTGGCCGAGCTGCAGAAGAGCGTCATGGCCGGCACCATCAGCGCCGAGACCTACTGGCAGTACCTCACCACTGGGAAGCTTCCCGAGCGCCCCTACGACGAAGAGGCCGAGCTGATCGGCGACGACCACGGCGCGGGCAGCGTCAACCTGGACAAAGACGATGGCGATGAAACCGGAGCAAACGGCGGACGAGAGGCTGCTGGAGCAGGTAAGCCGCCACTCGGTGCTGCTTGAGCGGCTGAAGGCGGGCGAGGTCAAGAAGTTCGAAACATACCTGCGCCGGGCTGACAGCCATGTCCGCGACCAGCTCACCCGCAAGGAGCTGACCACCTACGGCCGGAGCCGGCTTGAAGAGTTTCTTGGTCGTGTGGGCGGCAAGCTGCTGGGGATCTACAAGGCCTTCAACGACCGGATGCAGTCCGATCTGGTGGACATCGCGCAGTACGAGGCTGCATTCGAGGGGCGCAGCCTGGCGAAGGCGCTGCTGATCGACGCGGCCATGCCGGCGGAGTCGCTGCTCAGGGCGGCGATCAACATTCAGCCCCTGCAGGTGGCGGGCGTCGATGGCGGCAAGCTGCTCAAATCCTTCCTGAGCGGATGGACCCGTACCGAAGCGGACAGGGTCACCAACGCCATCCGTATAGGTGTCGTGCAGGGCCAGACCAACGCCGAGATCACCCAGGCCGTGCGCGGCACCGCGGCGCAGAACTTCACGGATGGCGTGCTGGCGGTCACGAACCGCAGCGCCCGGGCAGTCGTCCAGACCGCAGTCCAGCATGTGGCCACCACCGCGCGCATGGAAACGCTCAAGGCAAATGCTGATGTGGTGCCTGGCTATCGGATCGTCGCCACCCTGGACCGAAAGACCAGCGTGCAGTGCCGGAGCCTGGATGGGCGCGAGTACGAGATGGGCAAGGGGCCTGTGCCGCCGTTTCACATTCACTGCCGGACCACCATCACGCCGATCACTAGGTTGTCGGCACTGTTCGGGCAAGGCGCCACGAGGGCGGCAGTGGGCGCCGATGGCGGCGGTCAGGTTTCGGCAAGCCTGAGCTACTACCAGTGGCTCAAGACGCAGCCAGCGGCGTTCCAGGATGCTGCACTGGGGCCGGTGCGGGGCAAGCTGTTCCGCGATGGGGGGCTGACGGCCGAGCGCTTCGCCGCGCTGCAGCTGGACAAGAACTTCAAGCCACTGACGCTCGATCAGCTCAAGGAGCTGGAGCCGTTGGCGTTCGAGCGGGCCGGTATCAACTGACCCGCACCACAAAACAAAACCCCGCGCTTTCGTGGCGCGCCACTCCATGGAGAGCACCATGAGCGACAAATCGATTGGCCAGATGATTGAAGACAAGGGCATGACTGCGCCGCGCATCACGCCTGCTGACATTGAGTCGAACATCTCCAGCGAGCACTACTTCACGGCGCTGGATGGAGTGGATGGCCACTTCCGTGGTGGACCTGAGGCGCAAGGGGTGCAAAACGCGCAGTCGCTTGGCCTGCTGACGTTCTGCGTCCTGGTGCTGCGCAACGGCTTCACCGTCACCGGCGAATCTGCCTGCGCCAGCCCGGAGAACTTTGACGCTGATATCGGTCGCAAGGTCGCCCGGCGCAACGCCGAGCAGAAGATCTGGCCCCTGATGGGGTATGAACTAAAGCAACGCCTGCACGACGCCAAATAAGCGCAGCACGTTTCCAAGCCTTGGCTGAGCCGGGGCTTTTTTCTGCCCGCGAGGCGGGCCAATCAATCCCCAGGGGATAGCCACATGCCTTTTGACTTCGACCCGGCCGCCCACGGCCTGACCCTCGACGAAACCCAAACTGCCGCGCTGAAAGCGGCGCTCGGCGGCGAGGTACAGAAATTCCTAGATGGCGAGGTCTCGGGCCTCAAGTCCAAGAATCGGGAGTTGATCGACTCCAATAAGACCATCAAGACCGAACTGGACGGCCTCAAAGGCAAGTTCGAAGGCCTGGACATCGAAGCCGTCAAAGGCCTGCTGGCCAAGGCCGGCCAGGACGAAGAGACCAAGCTGATCGCCGAGGGCAAGCTGGACGAGGTCATCAGCCGCCGCACCGAGCGCCTGCGCACCGATCTGGACAAGCAGGTCAAGGCAGCCAACGAGCGCGCCGACAAGGCTGAAGCCTTCGCTGCCAAGTACAGCGACAAGGTACTGGCCGACTCCATCCGCGCTGCCGCCATCAAGGCTGGAGCGCTGCCGGAGGCTGCCGAGGACATCATCCTTCGCGCTCGCGGCACCTTCAAACTGAGCGAAGACGGCGAGCCCGTTGCCACCGACCGTGCCGGCGAAGTCGTGTACGGAAAGGACGGCAAGACCCCACTGTCTCCCCTCGAATGGGCGGAATCGCTGCGCGAAACCGCTACCCACCTGTGGCCAAGGGCCCAAGGTGCCGGGCAGACCGGCGACAACGGTGGCAAGGCCACGAAGAAATGGGGCGAGTACTCCGAGCAAGAGCGCGCTGCGCTGGCTCGAGACAACCCTGAAGCGTTCAAGCGACTCCAAGCCACCCAAGGAACATAATCCATGGCAACTACCCAGCTGTCGGACATTTTCGTCCGCGACTACTACGGCGCGTTGGCGCCGGTGAACACCCCCGAAAAAACCGCCGTCTTCGAATCGGGCATCGTGACCCGCTCGCCGACGCTGGACAACATCGCCAACAACGGCCAGGGCACCTCCGAGATCAGCTACTGGCAGGATCTCGATGCCGACGAGGCGCCGAACATCTCAAACGATAACCCGGATGATCTGGGCGAGGTCGGCAAGGCCGAGCAAGGCAGCATGCGTGCGCGCACGCTGTACCTCAACAAAGGCTACGGTGTTGCAGACCTCACGGCCGAGCTGGCCAATAGCGAGCCGATGCAGCACATCCGCAACCGCTTCGGCACGTACTGGACCCGTCAGTGGCAGCGCTACCTGCTGGGTGCTGCGCGAGGCATCATCGCCTCGAACATCGCCAACAACGGTGGTGACATGGTCAAGGACGCCGGTGCCAGCATCAGCGCCTCCGCGTTCCAGGATGCGGCTTTCACCGCCGGCGACGCGGCTGACATGTTCGGCGCTATCGGCGTGCACTCGGTCGTCATGAACCAGATGGTCAAGCAGGACCTGATCGAGTACCTGCGCGACTCCACTGGCAAGATCATCCTGGCTACATACCTCGGCAAGCCGGTATTCATGGACGACAGCCTGACCTACGCGTCTGGCCAGTTCCTGTCGGTGTTCTTCGGCCAGGGCGCATTCGGCTACGGCGAAGGCACGCCTCATACCCCCGTCGAGATGCAGCGCAAGCCTGATGGCGGTAACGGTGGCGGCGCCGAGGTTCTGTGGGAGCGCAAGACCTTCATCCTGCAGCCTGCCGGTTTCAGCTGGAAGGGCAGCAACAACCTGAACCTGAGCCCGAACGCCACTCAGTACGCCAGCGCCGCAAACTGGGAGCGTGTATTCGACCGCAAGCAGGTACCGTTCGCCGCCGTCATCAGCGGCACCGCCACCCCTTGATCCGTTATGCGGGGCGCTGACCTAGCGCCCTGTGCAGGAGACCACCATGAAAGTCATCTACACCGACAAGCCCGGCCGTGAGCGCGGCGTCTGCTATCGGCTACTGAGCCAGTTCTTCGGAGTCATCGACGGAGCCACACAGGTTGTGATCGAGGGTGACGCCCCCGAGATCGTCGAGGCCTATGAGGCGGCCGGTATCAAGGTCGGCGAACAATCCGGGGGCGACCAGTCTGAGACCGACCCGCACAAGATGAACGTTCCCGAGCTGAAGGAGTGGCTCACCGCCAAGGGCATCGAGTTCGACGCCAGCGCGAAGAAGCCCGACCTGCAAGCGCTGATTCCGCAGGAGTAAGGCCATGACCGACTTCGTCACCGAGGCCGATGTGGTCCAGGAGCTGGGGCCGGACTGGGCTGGCAGCGGCGACGCAGTCCTTGCCGTGGCCATGGCCAATGCCTGGCTCACGGCCAAAATCAAGCGTGCGGTGCCCGGGGTGGTGCCGGACGCAATCAAGTCCGCTGGCGCCCAAGTGGCCAAGTTGGCCGCGAATGGGCAGCTCTATAAAGACACCGTCCGCGAAGTGCAGAGCAAAACGGTTTCTGCGCAGTCTGGAACCTCTGTCAGTAAGACCTACGCCGCGGGCTCCACCGATCGCTCAACCGCAGAAAACTTCGCGCTGGACCTGATCGCGCCGTGGACTCGTCGCCAGGGCACTGTGATGCTCAAGAGGGTCTAGCCATGGGCATGCGAGAAGAAATCCAAGCCGATCTGGCGGAAGCCTTTGACGATCCTGAGGGCCTGGCCGATGCAGTCCGGCCAGTCGCTGGAGCTCGCTCTATCAAGGGCGGGTATGACCCGGCCATCGGTGGCACCGTCCCTGCCTCAACCGTGCATTACACGGGGCGGGGCGTGTTCGGCAGCTATCTAGCCAAAGAGATCGACGGCACGCGCATTCAGACCGAGGACGTGAAGCTGCTGGTGCTGCAGAACGAATTGTTCGAGGGGTATGCCGGCGCTGTAACTGCCACCCTGGCGTCCCCGAAGATCGGCGACCTGATCAGCGGGTTCCGGGCGCTCAACGTGTCCGAAGATCCAGCGCAAGCTACCTGGACCGTCCAGCTGAGGAAGTGACATGCCACGCGCCTCACATATGACGCAGCGCTACGGCAGCCAGCCGGGCAGCTTCGCCGAGGCGATCAGAGCCTTTGCTGAGCAGGCCGAGCAGGCCATGGATGCAACCTTCCGCGAGATCGTGATTGAGATTGGCAGCAGCGTGATCCGCATGTCGCCGGTCGGCAACCCGGAGCTGTGGGCGGCCAACGTTGCCCACCGGGCCAAGGCTAACAAGGCTGCCGATGATTACGACTTCAAGGTCGCGGTCCGCAACACCTTGATCAACCTGAATCAGGACAATTTCACCAAGGCCGGCAATCTGCGCAAGGGCGTGAAGTACGCCAAGCCCCTGACAAAGACTGAGCGCGAGCAGAACTTCGCCACCAATGGCCTAGTAGCGGGACAGAGCTACGTCGGCGGGCGGTTCCGGGGTAACTGGCAGTTCTCCATCGACTCGCCGGCGACCGAGGAGCTTGACCGAATCGACCCGTCGGGCAGTGAAGCCATAACCGCGCTCATCACCCAGGTGCAGGCCCTCACCATCGGCCAGACGGCCTACATCGTGAACAACTTAGCGTATGCGGTACCGCTGGAATACGGCCACTCAACCCAGGCGCCGGCCGGCATGGTCAGGGTGACCCTGGCCAACTTCCAGCGCATCGTCGACGAAGCCATCAGGAACAATAGCGTATGAGCCATGCACGAGCCCGTCAGGCCATCGAGATCAAGCTGATGGCCTGGGCCACGGCGCGCCCCATTAGGGTCGCGAACTTCGAGCAAGGATTCGAGGCCGGGCCCGACGAAACCTATCTGCAAGCATTCCAACTGCCGGCCGGTACCACCTGCCGCTACCTGGGCGGCGAGGCCTATGAATACACCGGTGTCTACCAGGTGAGCATCGTCTGCCCTGCGGGCCAGCCACTGGCAACCGCGGAGACCCTGGTCGATGAGCTTTCGAGCCTCTTCCAGGTTGATTCGGCGCTCAGTCGCAACGGCTTCGAGGGCCTAGTCAACGAACCGGTTGACCAAGGCCCAACCATTCCCGAGTCGGCAACTTACACGGTTCCGGCCAGCTTCACTTACCGCGGTGTCGCGGACCAACCGCCCGCTGGGGCATAACCAACCGCCGCCCGGCGGGCTATCAAGAGGAAACACAACATGGCCGCACGCTTCCCGCTGCCTAACGGCGCCGTGCTGGAGATTGCACGCGTTATCGGTACCGCCGTCCCTTTCACTGCCTTGACCAATGCAAAGCCCCCGGTGGCCACTGCTGCGGACCACACGATTCAGAATGGTGACGTGCTTCTAGTGAGCTCCGGCTGGGCGCTGATCAACGACCGCGCTGTCAAAGCTTCCGGGGTCGCCGAAGACATTTTCTCGCTGGCCGGACTCGATACCAGCGATGTCGAATACTTTACGCCAGGGGCTGGGGTCGGTTCAGTCCTGCCTGTCTCAGACTGGGTGCAGATCTCTAAGGTCACTTCATTCACCTCTGCTGGCGGCGAACAGCAGTACACCACCGTGGGCTACCTGGAAGACGACGATGACAAGCAATATCCGGCGAATCGCAATCCACGGTCGCTGACCATTGTTGTTGAGGACCAGCCCACTGCGCCATACGTCGTGACCGTCGAGGGCTACGACGCCTCCAAGGAGCTGGCCGTGATCCGTATGAAGCTCCGCAATGGTGACCAGATTCTCTACCCCGGCTTCGTGAGCATCACTCCAGATCCGACCATGGAGCGAAACAACGTGATGACTCGCACTATCAGCGTCGGCCTGTCGGCTCGCTCGCTTCGTTACCTGGCTGGCGCGTAAGGAGACCTCATGACGAAGATCAAGATCGCGCAGAATCCCACTTTCACTGCCGTGGTGCAGGTTCCTCGCATTGGCGCCGAGCCTGCCCCGGTGGAGTTCCAGTTCCGCTATATGGACCGAGTGGCCCTGTCCACAATGTTCGATCGCTGGAACAAGGCGCGCGACGCTTGGGCGGCGAAGGCGCAGGAGGACGGGGCGACTTGGGAGGAAGTCACCACTGGCGAAATCGCCCTGCAGGCCGAGCAGTTAGGTGAGATTGTCACCGGCTGGGATCTGGAGGATGAGTTCAGTGCCCAGGCCATCGTAGAACTGGTGCGTACCTGTACCGGCGCGCCCAAGGCGGTCGTCGATGCGTTTCAGTCTGCTTACAGCCCGGCTCGACTGGGAAACTGAAAGCGGCGGCGCGGGCCTGCTACGAGCGCGGCCCGTCCGCCGAGCAACTGGCGGCGTTGGGACTGACACCGCATGACATTGAGGAGGAGGTGGTGGAAGTCTGGCCAGATGCCTGGCAGGCATTCCGTCTCTTCGATGCCATGGGTACGCAGTGGCGGGTGGCGCAGGGCGGCCCGTCAGGCCTCGACTACACCGCCATTCCTGCCACTGCCTCAATGCTCGGCATCAAGAGCCGCGACCTCACCGACATTTTCCCCGATCTCCGCGTCATGGAGGTTGAGGCCTTGGCCGTCATGGCCGAATCGATGGAGTAGATCATGACCACCATTGCCTCTCTCGGTCTTCAGATCGACTCCGGGGATGCCGTCGAGGCCAAGGACAACCTCGACAAACTGACTGACGCCGGCAAGCGCAGCGAGGAATCTGCCGGAAAAACCGGGCGTGCGTGGGAAGCTGCGCTGGGCAGCCTTCAGGGCGACACCCGGCAGATCGTGCAGGAGCTGCAGGCGCTCAACGCCAAGCAGACCGAGTTGGCGCAGCAGATGGCCACCGTGGGTCGCGCTGTTACCAGCGCTTCCACGGCGTTCAGCAGCGCCGCGGCGAACATGGGGGCGTTTCGGACCGAGGCCGCACAGGCGGGCAAGGTGCAGGAAGCTCTCACCAGCGCCACTGATGCTGGTGCCCAAGCCGGCCGGCGCGCCGCCGAGTCCGCCGACGAGCAGCAAGCCAGGATTCTGGCCGTGGCCAAGGCCTCGCTGGAGGCCAGTCAATACGTTCAGTCGTTGAATCGGGCGACCGAACAAACTGCTGAAGTCACCGCCCAGGCGAACGCCGTTCTGTCGGACAGTGCCGCCCGTCAGGCATCCATCAACAGCCGGGCTCAGGCCCTCATCGCCACGGAAGAGCGTCAGGCAGAGGCGGCGAAAAAGGCCGCCGGAGCGCACCGGGAAGAAGGCCAGGCGCTCGAGGAGCTGCTGGGCAAAATCGACCCGACCGTCGCGGCCATGAGCCGGCTGGACCAGATGGAGCAGAAGCTGAAGGGCTTCCGCACCAGCGGCGCGCTTGATGCTGAGACGTTCGGCGAGTACCAGGCGAAGATCGACCAGGCGCGCACCGCTCTAGGAGGCGCAGATGTTGCGCTGAACAAGACTGGCATGTCGGCCAAGGCCACCGCAGCAGCACTGCGCGGCGTACCGGCACAGTTCACCGATATCTTCACATCCATCGTGGCCGGTCAGCCGATCATGATGGTTGCGTTGCAGCAAGGCGGTCAGCTCAAGGACATGTTCGGCGGCATCGGGCCGGCTGTGCAAGCCCTTGGCGGCTATGTCCTGGGCCTGGTGAACCCGTTCACCGTCGCCGCAGCTGCCGTTGGCGTGCTGGGCTATGCCTACTACAAGGGCAGCGAAGAGGCAGTAGGCTTCCAGAAGGCCTTGATCACCACCGGCAACGCGGCAGGCACTACTGCAAACCGGTTGCTTGGGATGGCTGCTCAGGTATCGGCCACGGTGGGGACCACCGGCGCCGCTGCTGAGGTGCTGACTCAGCTGGCCGGTAGCGGAAAGGTTGCCGCCGCCAGTTTTGTCGAGATCACCGAAGCTGCGCTTGAGTGGCGAGACGCCACGGGGCGCGCGGTTGAAGAAACTGTCGCCGAGTTCGTGAAGATCGGCAAAGACCCGGTCGCAGCGGCCAAGGACCTGAACGAGCAGTACAACTTCCTGACTGCGTCGACCTATTCGCAGATTGTGGCATTGAAGGAGCAGGGCGACACCATCGGGGCAGCAAAGCTGCTCACCGATACGTACGCTGACACAATCAAGGATCGTTCAGGTCAAATTACGGAAAATCTCGGCCTGATAGAGAAGGCGTGGAAGGGAATCAAGGCCGCAGCGGCTGGAGCGCTCGACGCAACCTATAGCGTTGGCAGGGAAGTGACACTGGCGCAGCAAATCGAGGCGCTAGAACGCAAACTAGCGGACCCTCAATCCTACAGCGCCATTCCGATTATAGGGGAAGACAATCCGAACCTGATGGAGCGCGGGAGCACTCGCGAGGAAGACGAAAACCGGCTACGGACCTTGCAGCTTTACCGTAAGGAGCAAGAGGGCATTGCAAAGTCGCAAGCGGATGAGGCACGCAGCCAGCAGGCAGCAATCGTTGCGATGGGCAAAGTCGATGCGCTCGAAAAATCGGCATGGACGAATGCTGAGAAGCGGGCGGAGAAACTGAAGGAGTATCGGAAATCTCTCGATGATATCCGTCAAAAGAACCCTGATGATGAGCGCTTGAAGCCGGATCGAGTCGCCCGAGTAGAAGCTGACATCGCCAAACAGTTCAAGGACCCTGCCGGCCGCACGGGGTCAGTTGACCTCTCCGGTTTCAACGACCAGAAGAACGCGCTGAGCGCCATTCTGGCTGAGTACAAGAACCACCAGAAGGAGCTGGATGCTGCGCAGAAGGCCGGCCTGATCTCTCAGGAGTCTTACGCGTCGCAGCGTGCCGCGATCATCGAGCAGCAGAGGTCCGATGTAACGCATGCCTATGAGGAAGAGATCGCTGCGCTTGAGCAGGCAAAAGGGCGCAGCAGCACCAACGCGCAGCAGCGCATCCAGCTTGACCAGAAGATAGCCGATGCGCGTGCCGCGATGGTTAAAGCTCAGAAGGACGCAGATACCGAGCTCGCGGTGCTTGCGACCAACGAGCAGGGCCGCCTGGTTAAGCAAACCGCTGCAACCCAAGCCTATGTCGATCAGCTGGAGCGGCAGCGTGTCGCGCTGTCTACATCGGGCACGAGGGCAGCGAACAATCTCGGTCTTGGTGATCGCCAGCAGGGCTTGCAGCGCGATCTCGATGGCGTAACCGACCGGTTCAACGATGAGCGTGCAAAGCTTCTTGATCGCAGGCGTACCGCTCCAGACAAGTACAGCCAGATCGACTACGAGCGCGACCTGGCCATCCTAAGCAAAGCCGAAGACGGGTACCGAGATACGGTCGTGGACAACTACGACAAAATCTCGGAAGCACAGGGCGACTGGCGCAAAGGCGCATCCTCGGCCTTCCAGAATTATCTGGAGCAGGCCCGTGATGTAGCCGGGCAGACGAGATCTTTGTTCACGAATGCCTTTAGCTCGATGGAGGATGCGGTCGTGAATTTCGCCATGACTGGCAAGTTCTCTTTTGCAGACTTCACCAAGTCAATCCTGGCAGACATGGTTCGAATCGAAACCCAGCGCGCCGCTTCAGGCCTCCTGGGTAGCCTGGCAAGCTGGGGCGCTACGGCAGCCTCTGCGTGGTTCGGTAGCGGGCCGACGTCCGTGGGATCGACCCAGGCCGGATACACCCCCGAGATCATGGACAACTTTGTCTCCGGTCAGCGCGCGGCCGGCGGTCCAGTAGCCGCGAACTCGCTCTACCAGGTTAACGAGTTGGGGCCTGAACTTCTCAATCAAGGCGGCAAAACCTACCTGATGATGGGTGACGAGGGTGGCAGCATCACACCCCTTGGAGCCACCTCAACATCAACAATGGCGTCGTGTGGCGGAGGGCAGGGGGGCGGAGGGGCCACATCAGTGAGTGTATCCATCACCATCAACAGTGATGGCTCCACCCAGGTGGACTCTAAGGCACCGATGATGGATCAGTTCGGTAAGGAGATCGGTGCTTTCGTAGAAGCGAAGTATCGAAAGTTGCTGAGCATGGACCTGCGTCCTGACGGCGCCATTGGTAGGACCATGCAGCGTCGATAGCGTCAGAGTGCAGCCAGCACCTTTTCCGTTGCCAGCTTCTCCACTTCTTTGAATGTTAAACCCTCTGCGCCTTCATGGGGGAAAGTGAGGCCGATACTGCCGCCTATCTGGCCGTGGCTACGGTCGAAATTAACATCGAGCTCCGCTCCAATTTTGGTCGGTTCATTCGGCGAGTCGACGTCGTACAGGCTGAAGCTCTTGAGTGTCAGTTTCATGTGGTACCTCATTCCTTGGCTGAAAGCCAGAATCTTACCGAGATATCTATGTCGATAGAAACCTTCCGATGGCTCACCCAACGCGGCGAAACGCCAGAGATCACCTACCGGGTCCGCGAGTCCAAGTTTGGCAGCGGGTACCGGCAGGTGGTGGGAGACGGCCCCAATAACAAAGAGGACAGCTACCCAATCACCGTGACCGGTACGAAGGTTCAAACGCAGAAGATTATGGATTTCTTTGACCGACACGGCGGGGCCAAAGCTTTTCTGTGGTTCACCCCGCTCGGTGAGCTGGGCCTATTCACCTGCAAAGATCCCAAGCCCACGCCTATAGGCGGGGGCCGGTTCAAGGTGACAGCTACCTTTGAAAGAGCATTCCACCCATGAGCCTGATCAAGCAGATACAGAAGCTAGAGCCAGGCTCCGAGGTGGTGCTGTTCGAGCTCGACGGCTCCGACTTCGGTGCTGACGTGCTGCGGTTCCACGGCCACGCCATCCCGCACACGGCTCAGGAGCTGGCAGCGGCTGGCACCGATGCCGACCAGCTGCCAGCCAAGTCCATCTGGTGGCAGGGTGAGGAATATGGCGCTTGGCCGCTGATGGTCGAGGGCATCGAAGCAAACTCGGACGGCACCGCGGTGAGGCCCAAACTGTCCGTCGGTAACGTCAACGGTCGAATTACCGCGCTGTGCCTCGCCTTCGCGAATCTGCTCGAGTTCAAACTGACCATCCGCAACACGCTGGGCGAGTTCTTGGATGCCGCGAACTTTCCGGCGGGCAATCCCACCGCAGACCCGACCCAGGAAAGCATCGAGATCTGGTTCATCGACCAGAAAACGGGCGAAAACGGCCAGATGGTGACATGGGAGCTGGCCAGCCCGGGGGATGTGGGAGGGGAGTCTATCGGACGGCAGATGACCACGCTGTGCCACTGGGCCATGACCAATGGCTACCGGGGTCCGAACTGCGGCTACACCGGTCCCTACTACGACCTGGATGGCAATCCCACGGATGATCCGGCCAAGGACGATTGCAATGGTTGTCTCGACTCCGGCTGCGTCGTGCGCTTTGGCGCCGGCAATCCTGTTCCCTTTGGCGGCTTCCCTGCCGTGTCACTGATAGCAAGGAGTTGACCATGCGCAAGCACATTCTCGCCGCCGTGCAGGCGCACGCTGCGGCTGAATATCCGCGCGAGTGTTGCGGCCTGATCATCGCCAGCGGCCGATCGCAGCGCTACGTGCCGTGCGAGAACACCGCAGCAGATCCCGGCGAAGAATTCCGGATAGCGCCCGAGCAGTACGCTGCAGCCGAGGACCTGGGCGACGTGATCGGCATCGTGCATTCACACCCCGACGCAACTAGCAGGCCATCCCCGCGCGACCTTGCCATGTGCGAGGCCACCGGACTGCCCTGGCACATCTTGTCCTGGCCAGAGGGCGACCTGCGGACCATTACGCCGACCGGCGAGACGAGGCTGCTGGGGCGCCCATTCGTGCACGGTGCCTGGGACTGCTGGCAAGTGTGCGCCGACTGGTATAAGCGGGAGTGGGGCTTGGAGTTCCCAGCCTACGCCCGCGAGGATGGGTGGTGGGAGCAGGCCGCCAGCCCGAGCCTGTACGAGCAGCATTTCGAGGCGGCTGGCTTCTACCAGGTCGACAAGCCGGCGCGTGGCGACATGATCGTCATGGCCGTGGGCCGGACAGCGCACCCTAACCACGCCGGCATCTTCCTGGGGGCTGATCCCGCGCTTCCAGGCGAGCAGGCCGATGTCTTCGGACCAGGTCCCTTCATGCTGCACCACCTATATGGCCGGCCCTCGGAACTGATCGTCTACGGCGGGCCCTGGCAGGAAAGGGCACGGTTGGTACTGCGGCACCGTGACGGCAGGTGATGGTACATTCTCGCTTTTCATGGAGAGATTACCGATGAAGAATTTAATAAGCGGCCTGGGGCTGGTGCTGCTAGCGGGTTGTGTGTCGCCGGCGGATCTTCAAAAAAACGATCCTGTGGTCGACTCTCTCACGCAAAAAACAGCGCGAGAATACGCAAGATGCCTGGCTCCCAAGTGGCAGGATCTCAACTCTGATGTGGCATCAACCGAAACCGAGACTGGCTACCGTATTCGACTAGACATTGATCTTGTAGGAACTCCCGCGATGGCACTCGTTGACCAGGCTTCTAACGGGGCTAGAGTCCGTGTCTACCTCCGCAATGGTACTTGGTCGAACTGGGCGAGCGTTGCCCGCAGTTGTATTTGAGCGAAACATCTACATACAGCCGCCTTCGGGCGGTTTTTTATTCCCTGGAGAAAATGATGGCATCGACTGCCGCTCATTATGAGCCAATGACAATCATCAAGCTTTCTGGAGCCCTTGCAAGGCGGTTCGGCAGAGTTCACAGACGGCTCCTGGATGTGAGGAATTTCAGGGATGCATGCAGAGCTCTCGGAGCAACACTGCCGGGCTTTGAAGAGGAGATCAGGCGACTTGATCGTTTGGGGATGAGGTTCGCCATTTTTAGAAATGGACAGAATGTGGGAGAAAGCGAGTTTGATCGCGCTGGAGTGAGGGAGGTTAGAATCATTCCAGTCACCAGTGGCAGCAAGCGCGGAGGCGTATTCCAAACCGTGATCGGCGCTGTGCTGATTGCCACCGCCTTTGTGCTTTCTTTCACACCGTTCGCCGCAGCCTCTCCATTTCTGTACCAAATAGGTGCGGCAATGATGATTGGCGGCGTCATTCAGATGCTCAGCCCACAGGCAAAAGGTCTATCCCAAAGCGGCGCGCCTGAGAACCTCCCGTCTTACGCCTTCGGCAGCGCTAAGAACACCACTGCCAGCGGCAACCCGGTCCCGATCTGCATCGGCGAACGTCGCTGGGGAGGGGCGATCATCTCAGCCTCAATCGAGGCGCAAGACAAGGCTTAGGCCAACCAATCGAACAGACCGCCTCCAGGCGGTTTTTTTATGCCCGGAGGAAAGCATGGGCGCAGCAGCTCACCTCGACATCACCGGCTCCAAGGGCGGCGAGAGCAAGCCCAAAACCCCCGTCGAAGCTCCGGACAGCCTCCGCTCTACCAACCTCGCCAAAATTCTCTTGGCCGTTGGTGAAGGCGAGTTCGACGGCGACCCGACCGATCGCGACATCTACCTCGACAACACGCCGATCATGGATGCCAACGGCAACGTCAACTTCCCTGGTGTGAAGTGGGAGTGGCGCCGTGGGACTGTCGAGCAGGACTACATTCAAGGCATCCCCGCGGTCGAGAACGAGACAACGGTCAACGTCGAGCTGCGCAGTGACAACCCGTTCACTCGGGCGCTGAGCAACACGCAGCTTTCGGCGGCACGCGTGCGCATGGCCTGGCCGCGACTTGCTCAGCAGGACAGCGAGGGCAACACCAACGGCTACCGCATCGAGTATGCGATCGATATCGCTACCGATGGCGGCGCATACGTTGAAGCGCACCAGGGAGCTGTCGACGGGAAAAGCACCACGGGCTATCAGCGCTCGGTGCGCGTCAACCTGCCTGCGGCGACCTCGGGCTGGATGATGCGTGTTCGCCGCATCACGCCTAATGCCAACAGCAGCACCATCGGCGACACGATGACGATCGCCGGCTACACCGAGATCATCGACCAGAAAATCCGGTATCCGAACACCGCGCTCCTTTACATCGAGTTCGATGCCCAGCAGTTCCAGAACATCCCGGCCGTGACCGTCAAATGCAAGGCCAAACGCTGGCCGGTACCGAGCAACTACGACCCAGTCACCCGGACCTATACCGGCGTGTGGGACGGCACCTTCAAGCAGGCCTGGACGAACAACCCCGTGTGGGCCACGTACGGCATTTGCGTCAACGACAGGTTCGGCCTGGGCAAGCGCATCCAGCCTTGGATGGTCGACAAGTGGGAGATGTATCGCATCGGCCAGTACTGCGACCAGCTGGTGCCGGATGGCATGGGTGGCCAGGAGCCGCGCTACCTCTGCGACCTGAACCTGCAGGGCAAGGCCGAGGCCTGGACGCTGCTTCGTGACCTCTCTGCTATTTACCGGGGCATGGTGTACTGGGCTCAGGGCTCGCTGTTCATGCAGGCGGACATGCCGCGCGCGCAGGACATCGACTACGTCTTCACCAGGTCCAATGTCATCGACGGCGACTTCATTTACGGTGGCGCTGGTCGAGACACGCATTACAGCCGGGCGCTGGTCAGCTACGACAACCCGGCCAACAACTACGACACCGATGTGGTCCCGGTCACCGACAACGCCCTTCAGCGGCGGTACCGCGATCGGCCGGTTGAAATCTCTGCCATTGGGTGCACGCGAGCCAGCGAAGCCCAGCGTCGCGGCAAGTGGGCGCTGTTGAGCAACAGCCAGGACCGGACGGTGACCTTCAAGACTGGCATGGAAGGCGCCAACGTGCTGCCGGGCTATGTCATCCCGGTTGCCGATGAGCTGGTCGCAGGGCGCCCGAACGGTGGCCGTATCTCCGCCGCAGCGGGGCGCGTGGTGACCCTGGACCGGGACACCCCGATCAAGGCTGGTGATCGCCTGATCATCAACCTGCCCAACGGCACTGCCCAAGGCCGCACGGTGCAGTCGGTGAACGGCCGTGCCGTCACCGTAACCACAGCCTACGCGCTGCAGCCTGAACCTGAGCTGCAATGGGCGATCGATTACGAAGACTTGGCCATCCAGCTATTCCGGGTGCTCAAGCGGGTCAGCAATGAGGGTGAGTACGAGTTCACGGCCCTGGAGTTCAACCCGAGCAAGTTCGATGCGATCGACACCGGCGCCAAACTGGACGAGCGGCCCATCAGCGTTATCCCGATCACCACCGTGCAGGCGCCGGCGAGCGTCTCGCTGTCCTCGGCTTATGCCGTTGACCAAGGTATTGCGATCAGCACCATGACGATCGCATGGCCAGCGGTGGAGGGCGCTGCCGCGTATGACGTGGAGTGGCGCAAGGACAACGGCAACTGGATACGCTTGCAGCGCACTGGCACCACTTCTGTGGACGTGGTAGGCATCTACGCTGGCGCCTACATGGCGCGCGTTCGGGCGGTGAGTGCGTTCGATATCACCTCCAGTTGGCGCACTTCGATGCTGACCGAGCTCAAGGGCAAGGAGGGCACGCCGCCGGCCCTGGCGTTCTTGCGCACCAAGTCGGAGGTCTTTGGCATTCGTCTGGAGTGGGGCTTCCCGGCTGGCGCGGAGGACACTGCCTACACCGAGCTGCAGATGTCGTCTACGTTCGGCGGAGAGAGCCCACAGGACTTGGGCCGGCAGGCCTACCCAACCTCCAGCTACCTCCACAGCGGGATGGCTGCCGGTGTGCTCAGGTACTTCCGGGGCCGCCTGGTCGACCGCACCGGCAACATTGGTCCGTGGTCGGGTTGGATCAATGGCCAATCGAGCGCAGACGCAGACGAAATCCTCGACTACATCACCGGCAAGATTACTGAGACGCAGCTCGGCCAGGATCTGCTCAAGGAAATCGAGAAGATCAGCGGCGACGGCCTCGGGTCGGTCAACGAGCGCTTCAAGGCCGGCGACAAAGCCCTGCAAAGCCAGATCGATTCGCTGTCTGCGCAGCTGGCCGATCTGGCTGGCGCCGAGGACTGGGCCGCGACTAAGCCGTACCTCGCCGGCACGCTGGTAAAGCAAGACGGCAAGCTGTACCGCGCGAAGGTGGATGTGCCGGCCGGGACGCCGGTGACCGAGGCGACCTACTGGGAATACCTCGGCGACTACGCCTCACTGGGCGATCTGGTGTCGGCGCTGGCGGTGCGCGTGGACGGCGTTGAAACCAGCGTCGAGGAGATCAACGGCTCGCTGACCGCGATGGCCAGCCGCATCCTCGGCGTTGAGGCGGCAGTCGCGCCGCGCATGGCCGGCGCGACCAGCTGGCGGGCAGGGGATCAAGGCGGCTATGCCGGCTCGTTCTCGATCTATTCGGCGTTTGCCCAGGCCGATATGGCGATCGCCAAGCAGGTCAACGAGGTGAGGGCGCAGGTCGATGGGAATCTGGCCAGGGTGGTGCAGTCGGTCGAGACGATGACTGATCAAATCTCGGCGCTGGCAACCACCTCCAGCGAAATAACCGCCCGTGTTGGTGAGGCGGAAAGCGATATTCAGCGTGTTGATAAAGCAGTTGTTGATGAAAGGAGCGCGCGTACCGAGCAGTACAACACGCTGAGCGCTGACCTTGGCGATACCAAGGTTAGGGTGCAACAAAATGCCCAGGCCCTGGCCACCACGGACGGTGAGTTGAAGGCCATGTACAGCATCAAGGTCGGTGTCGATGCGAACGGGGTTTATTACTCTGCCGGCATGGGCATTGGCGTGGAGAACACGCCTGGCGGCATGCAGTCGCAGGTGGTCTTCCTGGCTGACCGGTTCGCGGTGATGCAGAACATCAACGGGATGCCCCAGGCGATGTTCACGGTGGAGAACGGCCAGACTGTGATCGCCTCGGCGTTCATATCCAAACTGGCCGTGGCCAATGCAGTGGTCGGGTCGACTATCAATTCATCGCAATACACCAACTGGGGACCCCCCATCATGACCCAAGATTTCGAGTCAGGGCAGGTTGTCACTTACCACCCGACGATGGCCAACACCTACACAGTCATGAATCGAAATGGTATTTCGGTGATTATCAACAACGTGCTTCGCGTTCGCATGGGGAGCTGGTAATGCCCAGCGGTCTGCAAGTTTTTAACGCCGACGGCTCAATTAAGTTGGACACTAGCAGTCTAATGGGGCGCATTATTGGAAGCGTTTCGGTTGCTGCTAACCAGACTTCTGGCGTGATCTCCCATCCACAATTTTCTCAGGGAGCGAATAGGCCTTTCCTGACAGGGTTGTTCGGGATGGGCACTTTCTCCGGTTCTATCCTCAGCGGTCCTGCTTTTAGTCAAGTGACCTACTCGGTTAGCGGGGGCACCCTATCTTGGTCTCGTAACACCAATCAATATGACAGCCTGCCTGCGGGCGTATTGTATTACGGGGTGTTCTGATGCCAACAGGATTCGAAGCAATCGGCGATGCTGGCAACTACCAAATAGACAGCTCATTCGCCAATATGGCCCTCATACGGTCGGGGGCGTTATACAGCGAGCAGTACACGAATGGCTCGACAACTAACACCAATCCAACCAGAGTTGCCGTTACAGTGAACGCTGGCGAGGTTCTGGCTGTAGCGTGTACGGCTCTGTGTGCGGTAGGTAGTATTGTCGGCACTACCGTATACGTCTATGTTAGCGCTGCGGCTGGTACTCTCGTTGAGTACTATATTTTCAAGCCTGGTGACACAAGCGTCTCTAGTGTCGGGATGCAAATATTCAACGAGTCGGGGCAGATCACGTTCGATTCCGGGTGGAAGCTATTCGATGTGAGGCATATCCTCGCCGGATATACCTCGGTCACCTTGGCTGTGGGTCGAAAATATGCCTTCGTGCACACTCAGATCGGCACTGTAGTTATTTACAATAGAGTTGTGAACGGAATCCCTCCGAGCGTATTGGTAAGTTATATCAGGCGCACCCAATTCTCTTGCGTGAGTATCAATGGCAACTCAATAGCCTGCCAACTGGCCAACGTGGACGTGGCCGCTAGCCCGCCAAGCTCGGGGTCTGGTGCCGCTGTTAATCAAACAATACCAAACAATGTTACACCTCAAGCTCTGATAATCGATGTAACCGGATATCAATAGGGGGCTACATGCCACTGGATCGAATTTTACTGGGCACCCCCCCTTCAGGGGCTGATGGCGATGATGCCCGAACGGCTTTCACCCGTTGCAACAACAATTTCGCGAATCTGGATACTTGGGGTATCACGGGCGGAATTACTCGATCTGTAGCTAACTACAATGACGCAATCGCTCCTGGCTTTCATAACGCACTACAAGGCACAGAGGTCAATCGACCAGGAAACATCAATTATGGACTCATCCACGTCGCGGTTCAGTCAGATGGCTATCTACGCCAGGATGTTGTGGATATCGCGAGCGGACGGTCCGCTACCAGAGGTTTCAACGCTGGTAATGGTCAATGGTCGCCATGGCGCCTGGGTGTCGATTCAGATCAGCTAGCCGGCATCAACGAAAGAGGATCAAACTCTAACGGCAGGTATACTAAATTTCCAGATGGCTCAATGATCTGCGAAGGGGTTATTGCTTTACCCGCACAGGCTCTCGGAACCTCTGTTTCTGCGAGTGCTACGTTTGCAGCACCTTTCGCTTCTGGCCCCAGAGTTGTTTACTCTCCACTATCGGCCATTGGCAGTGGATCACAAGCCGATGTTGGTTTAGTAGCTGGTAACGGCACCTTTGTTGGTGTCACACCAAGCAACTGGAGTCTAAACTCATACTCATATCGGTCTGCAACTGCCAGCCCGGTACAATTTTCCTATATCGCCTATGGCTGGTGGTTATGATCAATATTACCCTTTCGCCGGTCAGAGTGGATGCGGAACTGAGTATTGTAATAAACGGAGAGACTATAATTGTAAATGGAGAGGCCTTTGATTTCTCGCCTCTCTTAGAAGGTGCAACCCTGCCCGGCAGCGCGATTCTTTCCGATTGGTTTCCAGGCGATGCGGAGCGTAAAAATGGTGATTTGTCGGTCACCATTCGATTACCCCATGGTGCAAATGCCCCGGAAAACACTCGATTCCCAGCGCCACTGGAAATCAAGGCAAATGGGCCAGTAGAGCTGCCGCCGTTTGATGAGCCAGAGGTATTTGCAGATGAGTAACATTGACTGGTCGCAGCTGATCACCGCAGAAATGAAAGCCGAGCAAGCGGCTAAAGAGCTCTTGGCCAAGGTTCAAGGTGAAATCGCCCGCCTGCGCGCCTTGGCCGACGTGGCCATCGCTCCCCTGCAAGATGCAGTCGACATTGACGACGCCACCCTGAGCGAGGAGGCGATGCTCAAGTCTTGGAAGAAGTTTCGGGTTGCACTGAACCGTCTTCCCGATCAGCCAGGCTACCCCGCCGATATCGACTGGCCCGCGCCGCCGGCCTGACCCACACCAAACCACCGACCGCCGCCTGGCGGTATTTTTTTGCCTGGAGAAAAGCCATGCCGATCACCGAGCAGCAGCTGCTGCAGATCATGCCCAAGGCCCGGCCGGTTGCCGGCGCCTTCCTGCCCGCGCTGAACCGCGCCATGGTTCGTTGGCGCATTGACAGCCTGGTCCGTCAGGCTGCGTTCCTGGCCCAGGTCGCGCATGAGTCTGGCCAGCTGCGCAACCTGGTGGAGAGCCTCAACTACAGCGCTGAAGCCCTAGTGCGCACTTGGGCAAGCCGGTTCACCGCGCAGACCGCCGCCGCGTATGCCCGGCAGCCGGAGAAAATCGCCAACAAGGCCTATGGCGGGCGGATGGGAAACGGTCCGGAGGCGTCCGGCGACGGCTGGCGCTTCCGCGGGCGCGGCCTGCTGCAGGTCAC